AAGGAACACATGGAGTCTGAAACCGTATGTATCAGACTCCATGTGTTCCTTGCCCCAACGTGACATAACACGCGCAGGTATCGGATACACGAAATTGATATAATCATTGCCATTCCGACACACACTAAAGTGGTTCGGCTTTGGGCTGACGTCAGCGGTTTCAACTTGACCAGAAAAACGATTGATCCACGTAATTGTTTTACCAAGTAACGCGGCTCTAATCTCATCATCAGTTGAGTCGTGATCAAACGGAAGTGTACCTTGAAGGTCTTCCAGCATTTCAGGAGTGTAATCTTCATCGACCTTACGCTTACGAACTGCGCGTCGGAACCTACTCGGATCTGGCTTTTCTTTAGCAATTTTAGCCGCAGCACTTACGTTGTTACACTTAATGCTGTCACCGGCCAAGATGTAAGTGACCAAACCACCGCCACCTGCATACCAGGTTATAGTAATTTGCTCATTTTCGCCGCGAGTAGCTACCAGATCGACGTTGCCATCAGCATCGGTTGTAAAGTTGCCCTTCCAACCAAATTGCTTGACATACAAACCGAAATTGGTAGCTTTCTCTTGCAAAGTACGGCCAGATGAATGGTAACCGCTTGGATTGACAACATTCTTGCTCATGCTACGTGTCCCCACTTCTTGTAGCTGTAAATGTCAGAAATTAATGGCCTACTAACTCTAAACATGCGCGCAATTACGGCTTGTTTATAGCCTTGGGCTAACAATAATATGATTGCTTTCACATCAGCCTCATTCAGTTTTGAGCTTTGTATCAAAGCAACCTGAACACGACGCTCATACGTGTAATCGTATTTGATGTGACAGCTACAGCAACGCGGATCATAATTTAATAGATTGTCTCTATCCGATCCATGTTTGTGTGACCAATCATGAGCTTGTTGTCCGCAGTCGACACAATCGTAAAAAGCAGCTTTACCACGCATTACTGGAAGTAATCTGTGGATGCGCTTATACGATGGATCCTTTACATTCCTCGCCATCTTGTTTTGTTCTCCCTCTGGTTGTTGGTTTGGATATTCGCCTCATAGGCTAACATCCGCAGGATGCTCAGATTCGCTGAATCTGAGCACCCGCCGCATGTCTCCTATTCTACTCCACCGGGCTGGTTAAGGCTAGACCATTTCGACCTCATCATAGAACAGAATGTGGTCAATATGTACCCATTGTTCAATACCCATGGGCATTATGACTAATAGACAGTTACCTGAAGTACGGCCAGTTTGCGTGACTGGCACTATATACCCTTTAGGCAACTCCAGATAGACCTGGTTCATGGTAGGCGTGCTTGAATGCCTTGCTGGCGCTGATATTGGTTCTGGTTACACTGCTGCCAGTTACCGTGGTTCAGTATCGGGTCGCAAGTAAGGTCATTACTCGGCGACCGCGCGCAGTCATAAGCGTTCCACGCCGATGACCTTGCATCGGTACATGGACCTAGCGCGTGTGCATATGGTGTAGCAGCATCAATCACGATGCTACCGCATACCATCGTGATGTATAACCCGATGATTGCTGCGATTGCTCGCATTTTAACTCCCTGTTGGTTGTTGGGTTCTGCGGCAATTACCGCATAGCGCCGGTGGCGGGGCTTGAACCCGCCGTGCTGCCATTTACCGGCCACCCTTTCATTTGTAGTCGTACCACTCTCGCGGTTCATCGAGAGGCATCGTATATGCATCATATTCGCCATACGTACCTATCGGGTCACCTTCTGAGTAGTAAGCGTTCTGTTCGTCGGCCCGTGCGGCCGTAGCCTCACATTCAGCCGCCCTCAGATCGTTCCTAGCGATTTGCCACTTCGCGTACCGGACGAAACACCGGACGCTTATGGCAAATAGCCCTGCGAGGATGATCCATTTCATATAGACCATCATGAGCGCAGCAAGGATTATTTCATCCACTACTTCACCAGCCTCAAAATCGCGACTGCGATAGCGCCGATATGGCCGCCATCTTGTCCACCACGTTTGCGATACTCGCCATTGACGAGTTGCATGAAGCTGAAGGTTGGCGAATCATCTTCGTGTAACCAACCATGACTATGAAAGGGCAAGCCTTTCAAATCTTCAGCCATCGCAATGACTATCGGGTCTTTGGTAAGCCTGTCCTCAGTCTCGCCATAGTCTTTGGACTGAATCGTAGCCATCAGCCTCTCCCATCGAGTTCAACACATTCATCACATTCACAGGTGACAGATCCTGTGCATTCTTCACATGCACCATCAACTGCTTCGAACAACTCGTGACGATACATCGAACCGTAATTGGCGCCGTGACCGTTGTTTGTTTGATAAGCAACCACTTCTGCATCACCACCCCATTCCGCAATTGCCTCTTCAATTTGTTCTAGCAAATCATTAAGCGTAATGGGGTTGTTGATTTGGTCTGGACCATATCCCAGGTTACCCTGGTGGTTCATCAACACTCTCATTTTTCTCCCTGGTTGTTGGGTTGGTTATGCCATTTTCGCATAACTCGCAGGATGCTCTGCCTCCAACAGAGCACCCGCCGTGCTATACGAACTCGGAAATTGTTCCACAGTAGCCAGTATGACAGCATTAGGCTTAAAAATGCCCTAACCGCAGCAACCATACCGGCTACCCACCACGTTGGCACGCTATATGCCGTCATCGCAGACCCTTGCGACTTTGGTCTTTGACTTCACCGTCGTCGCGTAGGTTGACTTTAGCAGCCGCAGAACGACCACGCGCCCACGCCGTTGATTCCACGTTGTCGTAAGGGTTCTCACGCACTCGACCATAACTCACACGATTGCGATTGCTAGCCCTACGCCAACGTGCCTCATCACGCTCCACTTCACGAATTACGTAAGCTTGTTCCTCAGGCGACATTGCCAGGAACGCTGCGATTTGCTCATCCGTAGCGGCCTGTTGCATACGCCTGCGTACTTCAGGATCATATTCGGGAAACAGTCGGTAAAACTCTGCATCCACCTTCTCCTTGGTATCAATCACGGCCAAAGAGAACTTGTCCTGATCGCTTACAGTCTCTTTAGCTTTGCGTCGCATTTCCTGCAAACGCTGGCTAATAGTTGAGTTGAAGCTGCGAGCGAAACTGGTACGATAAGCCTCACGCGTCTTGCGACCACGAGTGTAGTCATAAGACTCACCGCGACGTTCGCATTCAGCCTTGTATCCGTCGCGCAGCATCTTGATGCCTTTGATTAGCGGTCGGTTACCTTTAACTGGCTTGCGTATGCCGCGCCAATCAGGACTCGGTTCCATCTCGGATACAGGTATGCGTTCATCACCAGCATCATTGGCCATTAAGACCATCTGTTGCCATTCGATTCCAGCGCTACAAAGGTTGTAGGCGTTAGCCTCAATAGAGTCTTTCAGCTCCCAATGAGGCCTCAAATTGCCGATAAACTCTTTGAAGACTCGGAACCAAATACGTTCCGCATAAGCTATATCCTCAGGGAAGCCCACGATCGTGTAGAGACGGCGGTCAAGATCAGTGGCTCCGTTAGCATCTTTCCCAAATTGCCACTTAGGATTGATGCGAATACCACAATACCGCAGCACAGTTTCGAGTAAGGCCAATAGAGTAGAACGGAACTCATCATTGGTACCGACGTTGATTTCCCAAATGTCAGTCTTAATGCGAGATTTTTCTTCAGGCTTCAGATCCATACGATCAATCTGGTGTTGCGCCATCAAAGTATCCGCTTTAGCTCTACATGATTCTGCCTCTTCTGGCGGCGTACCTTCATGTTCAGCTCGCTCAAGCAATTTCATGATTTTACTCATGATGTTTTCGCTTGATGTCACTTTTATTCTCCCTCTGGTTGTTGGGTTGAACAGCAAACTAAACTGCTCGCAGGATATTGGGACCGTAGCCCCAATATCCGCCGTGCGTTTTAGTTTAGGCCATGCTCCATTCTGGATCGTTACCGGTTAAGGCAGCTTCACAATCTGGTAAGCAATCTGGGTGGCCCAGAACGCTATTTTGTAGCGTTTTTGACCACCACTCACCCACTTCCTCTTTATACATCCCGCTACCGTCCATGTCGAGACGGGACTCACAGAAGAAGCAGTACTTACTTACCTCATGCTTAGCAATGAAGTTAGCATAACGAATGCCTAGTGATAGCTCACTCATTTCGACGCCACCTCCAATTTTGCCTTCTCGATCAGTTGTTCGAAGTCGCCGCCAAATTCACGGCGACCGCAAACTGGGCCGATCCCAAGCGCAATCGACAGCTCGTGAGTAAGCGTTCTGCCGCAGCGGCAGCATGTACCATACAACGCGCCGAACGCCTTGGCGTCTGCATAGCTAAGTTTGTCTTCCGCTGAAATGCCCTTCAGGGCACCAGGCGCATAAACGAACGTCACCTTCACATTGCCATATTCGGCACTCCCCGTAACAACCAATTTCTTGGCGTACAGGTTACAACTTCCGTGTACAGCACGCTGTACCTTATAAATGGTAGCGTCACACTCACGAACGCGGCGGTACATACCCTCCTCAGTTACAGGAGTGTAATTGCTTACATTACGGCTGTCATGCCAAGGTAACTTTCTCAATTGTTCTATGAAAGTGCTTGCGTCGGAGTGTTCCAACACAGGTGACTCGTCTGAAAGCAGAAAGTCGTTAAGTGCCTCAGGGCCATACTCTTTTTTGTCGCAGTAAGCGAACCCATTGAGTATGCGACGCCATAAAGCCTGCCACGGCTCTGGCATGGTTTCAACCATTTCCGCCATCTTCGCTGGATCCTTTTTCACGATCAAGTCGTGTAGGTATCGCAGCGTACCGGCTGGAGCTGGTTTTGATGTTACCATCGTCATTTTCTTCCCTCTTGGTTGTTGGGTTGGGCTTAGCATTTAACTAACCCGCAGGGCGCTGGGAGTTTAGGCCCAGAACCCGCCGCGTTTTCAAACGCGCCCAACAACAACCATTATGTTTCCGCTGACTACAACCTACACACATCTAGCGGTATTGCTCACCTCACTAGTGCGTTCCTCAGGACAAGTCCAGTTCGCTGCGATGGCCTAATAGGCGGCAGACCGAGTGGCGAGATTACGGAAACGGGATTGCTGTAACAGACGTGTAACACGGTCGGAGGGGCAAAACGCCACATCCGCTACAACACCACTATTTAGGGACTCCGACGACTTTGCCCACCTCGCGAGCAATCCGGCTCCACCTCACGGCGGTACCATATCCCTCGGCATAGCGCAGATACGCGACTTAGACACGGCGCCAAGCAATCTAGACAGCGCACCAAGCTAGTTTCACGCACCACGCGTAGCGCGGTCGCCGGATTCGTCCCCGACCAGGGACGATCCAATACCGATATTACCCCAACCAGGCCTTATCCGCGCTGGTCAAAAGGCCTGGTCGTGGTCGGCGAACATTGCTGACTTATTCACAAGCATATTCGCAGCCTGGTTCGACCCGTTCGGCTTGGCGAAACACCACCTTAAAACCCCTGGTCGCTGGGTAGAGAGTACCGGCCAGCACCCGTTCGCAGCCAGGCGGCGATTCTAGCCGGTCGTATGGGGTACGCTTGAGGCTAGGACCAGGTCATATGTAGCCAAAACTCTTAGAGGATTCTTAAATTTAGTACATCTAACTATCTGTTGAAAGTGGGAAAGTTTGCAATGTCCGATACCGTCGTTGTTTACACCAAGCCCGAATGTGTCCAGTGCACCTACACGAAGAAACTGCTTGACGAGCACCAGATCCCGTATGAAACCAAAGATGTTACCACGGACAGAGAGGCCCGCAAGCTTGTAGAGGCTAGCGGCAATTATCAACTGCCTATGGTGGTACATGGGCAAGACGTCTGGCACGGCTTCAGACCGGAAAAACTACGTGGCTTGCGCTAAGGCAATGGTATAGGACCACCAGGAGTAAGTGGCGATTGTATGTCGCTATTTTCTCCACCTGGTACTTGACCACCAGGCGTCGGAGATGCTGGTTCTTTAGGCGTTTCTGGAGCAGACGGCCCAGGCAAAGCAGGTGGATTATTCATACCAGGCGGTAAACTACCTGGCTCAACTGGTACAGGCACCCCAGGGGGTGCACCTTCACCAGGCAGCATATTACCGGGTAACTCATTTACCATCGGCGTACTGCTTGGGCCACGAACACCCATATGCTGGTCACAATCATTATCCTTGGGGTTCAGCACCATATGCTGAATCCACTTGGCTGGCGGGTTAGGAAATGGTGCTATAAATCCATCAGGACATACGTAGTGGCAATCGAAGATTTTGCCGCCAATTCCATTGCCCCCGAAACCACCAAGATTTAAGCCACCCGCCGAGACAAAGCCGAGTGCGCCGATATTAACATTTGCGTTGATAGTTTGACAGTGGTAGTGCGACCAGTTGACTTCTGTTGGACCATCGCAGTATTGACCGCCAACATCAGCAAGCACATTAACATCAGCGCCTGACCCCACAAATGGGTAAGTACATGGATAATTGAATACATCAGCGTTGGCATGTGGTGTTGTTGGAGCGAAAATGGTTGCAGCTACAGCCCATAATATGGCTATGGCCAGGACTGTTAGCTTCTTCCGCATCGTTCCTCCGGTAATGGATGTTGGGCGCGCTGTTCGTCTAGTGCTTTACGCTGTGCAACCAAGGCATCAAATTGCTTACCAAGTTCGTTAAGTTGATCTTGATAAGCAGCAGTGCGCCGCAGACCGTAATCCTGTCTGGCTGGGCTATTTGTCGGTTGATCGCTCAAGCCTGGAGGTGCCACTAAATCTTTCAACCAATCCGATGTGGCCTCATCATATTGCCTTTGCAATGCTTGCTGCTGACGACTAATACCATCATTTTGAGCATTAATATCAATTTGAGCTTTAGTCTGTTGATATGTCTCACTCCAGCATCGCGTTACTGCTGTGTTTAATTCAACAGTACGCTGTTCCGTTCTTGCTGTTGCTAGTAGCACATATCCTAGTGCACCAACTGCACACAAACCTGATATCCAAACACGTGACATGCGAGCAACAGCATGGTGTTGTACACGAGCCTTGGCATAGCAATATATCTTCCACAACACAGCACCTGTAGCAGCACCCCACATGAATGGGAAAGAATAAATCATTTCCAGGATGTATAGCATCACTCTACACCATCCTTATCGGAATAATTTCCTTCAATTTGTTTGCGTCGTTTGGCGATGTCCTCGACCAGTTTTGTTATCTGCAAACGTTGCTGTCCGATAAGATCATGTGTTTCCTGTAGTACGGGAATCCCGTTCAGCTCTTTGACTTCCACGGCGTCGAGCATTGCCCGAAGCGAAGCCCTGTTAGTCGCTAGCTCACGCTCCTGGACTTCTAACACTTGGTGCAACGCAACATCGAACGATGTAGTAGAACGATCTAATGCATCGTTAGCTTTAGATTCAGCGCGACTTGCTGTAGCACTAACTTCAATTTCACGCTTAGTTCTATCACTGCTCGCGGCGCCAAACAACGCAGAACCCGCCGCGCCCAGAGCCCCAACCAAATAAGCAGGCGGTCCAGCAGGACCAGAGAAAAAGCTGACTATTACTGTAATGATCAAAGTGACAAGGAATATAGACCCGAATACCATAGTGTCGCTGGCCCACGATAGGTGCCGCGGTGCTTTCCAAGGTGGTGGCATATTTCAGGCCTTTACGGAAAATGTGGTAGCGACAAAGCTGATTGGTAGCAATCGTTTATACAACCAACCATATGTGGATAATACTGGTAGTGCGGAGCATTTGGGCCAGCAGCAAAAAACTTCATAGCATTAAACATTTCAAGAATACTTGCCCAAGGGTTGCCCAATACCTTTATAACAGATAAGATATCTGCTAATGTAGGTTGCATAATGATCTTCTCAAACGTAACACCTGCCGTTGCTTCAGGTGCAGGAGCTGTCCAAGGATTAGTCCCTGTTGGGCAACATGTATATATATCACCAGACAAAGCGCAAGAAGTAATTACTGGCTTGCCATCAGGAGCAGGATAATTTGTCTGTTCCGGTGTCAAGTCCATGCTAGTACCAATACCACCAGACTCGACGCCATCCACTTTGATACTCTGAGGTTGACCAATTAATGCATTGCCCCAAGCAATACCAGGCGACCTGAATACATGCCCTTGCTGATATATACGCCATACATACGGTAGCAAGAAATGTAGCCTGCCATCGGCCGGCAATATGTCTAGTGTCCAAACTTGGTCCCAAGCCATACTGCCTTGGCTATAACCATCGCCCCATATAGCCGGGTAGTCACCCCACTTCTCTTTGTATGCTGGAGCATACCACAAAAGGAAAGCGACTGTCTTCTCGCGTGCTTCTTGTACGCCAGGCCACATAGGCACTGTAGGTGCTTTGTATGGTAGCAAATAGCTATCTACCAAGCCATCCTGAAGATTACAAACACCGCCTACCATGCCGCTAGCGAAACCTGACCAGAAACCAGTACCATCATTGAGGATCATCGACGGCGGGTTATTGCCATTTACAGGATCAAACCCAGGATAGCTTGTGCCCTCAATGGCTATGACAACACCAGCTGGACGACGAACATAGCCTGATTTGTCAGCAACAACATCAACAAATAGGCTAGATGTCATGGGCTATCCAAATTCGACTTGCCCTGGTAGCCAGCTGGCCATTGTAAGAACAAACCGGCATTCTTTACTGCTTGGGCTAATTTAGCCGGATCAGACTCAAGCAAGAAGTATTCCCAAGCAATAGCGATCATATCACCGACATCAACTACAGCAGGCACAGCAGGATTGTTGACTGTGACCTTGCGCCAGCCAACTGCGTCGGCAATAGCAGTCACTTTGTCCTGCGACATTGGAGAAGCAACAGTCTGGCCGCCCGGCCATTGTCGCGTATATGGCGCCTTGTTGACATTATCACCAAGCACCTTACGCGCACGAATACGCGAGAACCAGCCCTGTACAAATCCAGTCGGGCTATTCGGGTCTGTTCCTTGCTCGATATTAACGGCGTCTTGATCGGCTGCCATTACTTCTCCTTGGTTTGATTGTCTTTGCTTGTCCAGTTACCAATTCATTTAGTATCTCAACGCATAGGTCGTTGAGGAACAAGTTGTTCCCTTTATCATCCTTGCCATTTTGAGGCCATCCGATAAACATGCCATTGTTTGAATCCCAGGGGCCCATAAGCTGTTCAGCTATTAGCTGTAACAACACATCGGGCTGAGGGTATGGAACGATAGGCGACGGCGGTACGATAGGTCCATTCGGTGTCGGCACGGGCGTACCCGGTATGGCTGCCGCTAGGTAAGCGCCGATATCAGGTGTATGCGCCTCATTTAGGTCGCACTCTACGCCACCGAGTGTCGTGTACCCTAGCGCATTCCGTTGTACGATGCTGACTCTGCTGTCAATATGTACACCATCTTGGCTACCTGACCACGCTTCAGTTTGCCACGCTCTACTAGCTACGCCAGCATCTAGCGCACGTTTGCATACGTAATAGTCGCCATAAATACCAACACCACTTGGACCGCCGAGAACAGATCCTGCACTGGTAAGGAAGTTATTGATAGCATTTTGGTCACCTTCAGCGGCATCCCAGTCAGCGCTAAAATATACAAATGGGTTGCTTGGTCCACCAACAGACTCGATATAACTTACAGCTTGCGCGGCATCGGCTGAACCCTGATCAGTTAACATGAAATTGGCGCTAGTCTCGTAATTAAATACAACGCCAATACCGTTGGCTTGTAAGTCTTGAAACTCACCTTGCTGTAATTGCTTACCCGGTAAGTTTGGGCCGCCATCAGTTAAGTAACGGCAGACAAAGCTAAAACCAGCACCGTTGAGTACAGCGCCAGGAATGATCCCACCAGCGTAATCAAGGCCCCGTGGGTACGACATAGGTTGACGATATGTGATATCTTCATTGATACCTCCATTGTAAATCCACCAATCATCCCACATCGGGTCTGTTGGTGAAGTACCACCTGCTCCGGCAGTACAAGTTCCATAGTCGCCATTGGACTCCATCTGCCAGCCATCAATGATACACATCATATGGCTATTTGGGCCTCCACCACCATGCATGATGAATACCTTGATTGGAGAATTACTAGACAAACACGTTGCTTGATCTACCTGCTGAAAACCTTGTAAGTTGGCGGGGAATGTTTCGGTGGAAAACAATCTACCCCAAGTCATTCCAGATGGCCCAAACATAGCGGCTGTAATAACGTTGCCATCCACGCCTGAGCAATCACCACCTACACCAAAGTCAAATGGATCAAATACGTTGCCATAATCATACGCATCGCCTGGTCCTTGGTCAATATTAGCAGGCTGTAACAATGGCTGGGAGTCAACAGTTAGACGGTCGAGGAATACACGCTTTGCAAATTCGACATCACTTCTGTTCAAATCTACCATAGGTCTAATCCTATCCTAAATAGAAAATGCTCGCTCACGCATATGGGGGTGTCGGAATTGTTACCGGCCTGGAATACGCTGGTTCGATGATTGGTCTCCAATATTTATCTTGGTCTTCAAATGATGAGTTTAACCAAGACAAATCTGACATGTAAGAACTAGCCAAGAATGGTGGTATTGCTAATGCAACCGGATATGTCATCACCCATTTATGCGTAACATTACCATCAACTTTACTATATACATATGCATCTGAAGGTGTAACTCCAAAATAGTCTGCGTGGATATTATTAGCACCCATCATAGCATTATTTATAGCATTTTGATTTGTAACATCTTGTGGAAAATCTGCCCAACCATCATATTGCCTAATGAAATCTAGTACAGTATATGGCGTACTCAAGGGACAAGTATTATTAGCCGCCGCATCATACAGAACACCGCCGTAGCGGTTTACGGAATCCCCTAGCAATACAAAATCAATATTAGCGGCTGGCACAGTACTTGTAGGACCATATTGCGCTAGCCAATAATTAGCAACGCGAGCGCCATCGCTATGCCCAAAAATAGTAACATGCCCGCTGCCAATAAAATCATGAATAGCTGTGTCCAATTGCGCTGCGCCAGCCACAACAGCAGAGTAGTCTAGATCAAAATTATTATATACCACAGGAACTTGCGTTTTGCCAGCGGTGATTACGCCATCACAAAAGAATGGCATCATCGATGCTGCGCCACCAAATCCTGGTAACAGCAAAACAGTAGACATTTATTTCACCATCTTAATTGAATGACCAGTTTGCTAGTGCCACTTCAAAATACGTTTGTTGGCCATTACCTTCTCCAGTAAATGATAAAGCTGATAAAGCACCTGTTCCTGCTGGCCCAGCATTTAAATAATATCCTGCAACCATTATGTCACCAGCTTGGCATGCAATAACCTCAGACGCGCCAAAGAATCCTGTATTGTATTGGCCGCCAAAACCATTTGAAAATATACCAGAACTAGGTAAGTATCTTGTTTCTTGTAGAGAACCGGCACTATTGTATCTTAAAACTATTGGGCAAATTGATACGGCACCACTACTACACGTAACAGCTGATACAATAGACCTGATGCTTACGAGATAGCGACCAGCATTGGCCACTTGTATTGCTGGCTCGCCAGCACCGATAGTTCCTACTGCAGTAGTGAATTGAGATATATCAGTGCTATTTTCAGATACCGTATCAAAGAATGGCGTACCATCACCGCTGATGAGGTTTGGGCCCATACTAGTACCTTGTGTTGCGGCAGCGGTATCTGTACGATATAAACGAATGCCCGAACCAGGTACTGTTGGCGGGGTATTGTCAGCGCATCCAACATAAGCCGCTGGCGCAGGTGTAATCTGGCCATTGCTATAGGTGTCAGACCTGAATCCCCAATAACGATGAGACGAATCAATTGTAAAAATTGCTTCGCCGTGGCTACCATCATTGGTAAAGTCAAATACCTGTGTGGCGCCTGAATATCCCTGGTATCTAGCGGGATTATTACCAACGCCAGCTTCCATGGTGAAGTTCAAGTTCAAGGTGCTGACTGTGCCAGATTCCCAAATGTGTTGCACGCCACCAATATAGCAACCAAGTTCATACTCCAACGTATAACTGCTACCATTCAGATCAATAACGCCGTATACATAATCACTTGGGTTAGTGATTGCATTAGCACGCATAGTCGCAAAGTTCTTGGATCCAGCACCATTTGGGAAACCGGCTAGACTTGCATAAAGCTTCTGATAATCGGTGTCAGTAAACGCTTGTCCACCTGCGCCATTAAAGATTGAAATGGCTGATACGTCACCATCATCAACCGCACTCCATGTAGCTTGGCCATTACTAATAATAAAATGGCCAGACCCATGAGAACCGGCACCGGGGATGTTACCATAAGTCGTGTTGACTGGTACGTCGGCCCAAGTTGTATATTGATTAAAGTTAATATTGAATGATTGACCAGAGTTAGTTGCGCCAGTAGTTTGTGTTGTATTTTGCTGCACTTGGGCTGATAACGCATTTAAAGTATCCGTAATAAGTTGCATACCTGCTGTTGCTGCCGATACTGCTGTAGAGCCGGGGGTTCCAGCAGCGGCCGATACAGCATTTAAATGGGTTAATAAATCAGCAGATTGACCATTACCCGTACCTGCTGTGATATTGGGCACAGCAGCAGGAAGTATTGCTTCTGCACCAGTTGGTGTATGGGTGCCGAACCAACTATTCCAAAGATTTGTTAATCCATTAATGTTCTGTTGATTTATATCTTGTAATGAAGTTAAGATTGTATCTATAGCATTACCAAAAGATGTACCGCCATTTTGAGATTGGAATATGGCATCAACAATTTTCTGCATATCTTGTGACATACTTATGTTGATATCTGGTATTTGACTCTGATTGAATACGTTACTTATGTAACTTTTGAAATATGCTACAATGCCGCCAAACTGGCTTGTGGCATAACCAGGCATAGGTGGTATGCCCATAGCAACCATGAGAGATGCAAAAGCATTATCAAGATTGACATTGATTTGATTTTGAAAACTTTCAGTACCCACAATTACATCTGATACAAGAGTATTCCAAGCTACGCTTGCATCAAATGGAGAAGTTGTAAAGTCTAAATTGGAAAATAAACTACCAAAATTCAAAAAGGCTTGTACAGTACCATCTGATGAAAATGCTTCCAGCATTTGTGTAAGCCAGTCATTGACTTTAGTTATTGTGTCTAGGAAATCACCAAGAAAATTAGATACCCAATCTTGAATATTTGTTACGCCATCAGAATTAACATTACCAAAGAATTTAGCTACTGTAGTCCAAAGTTGCTGTAATTGTGTTTCTGCTGCATCCCAAGCATTTGGCCCGATGCCGAAAATGTTAAGCATAGTTTGAACACTGGTAAAGAATTCATTGATGTCGCCTTGTATAACTGCGCTAGGTCCATTAGCCGCTGCAATAAATTCATTTAATTGAGCAATGAATGTCGGCGTAAACCCAATGGCCAATAGATTGTCATCGAATACTTTAGTAGTTTCTGCTGCCCAAGCATCTGTCGGAACTACATAACCAAAGAAAAACGTCTCAGCAGCATTTACTAGATTTATCGGAAATGGAGTTGTACTATCCCAACCAAACATAGCTCCAATGGCCGGCAGATAATACTTTAAATCACCAAAGTCAATCTGCTGTACATCACCGCCGCCGAAAAGTATCGACATGCCCGTGATTAAATCACCAATTTGCTGAAAAGTATCCTCATTAGCTTTGTCAATGCCTTTTTGCATTGTTTGCATATAACTGGCAATATACTTAACATTTTGCTTAAGATCACCAATTGTTTGAGTAAAATTTGGATCTTGTGTTGGATATCTTGTGTTGGCGACCGACTCAAGAGCGCGTGTATCCTGAGATTGATATCCACCCTGTACATCAACCATTTATGGCAGCACCAAATTCAACATACCAGTTGTAGGCCAAGTAACATAAAATGATTGATCGCTTGGCGCCTGGTCGGTGCCAAAGTCAATATAACAAATTAAAGGCTTAGCTGCATCCGCAATTGGCGTATCATCATACACAACACAATAACGAATAGCAGCTATAGTGACATTGGCCCACACTAATGGGCTAGCGCCAACCTGTAACCTTTTATTCACAGAATCATAAGTCAACAATACACCACTGATTCCCATGCCGCCTGCCACATAACCGGAGCCGCTAACCTCAAAATTAACAGATGACTTGTATTGGTGAGTGTTTTGATTAGGCGTATAGCCACTGCCAACAAGCATAGCCTTGAACGAGTCAACATTGAAGTTGACGCCGGCAGTAGCTAACGATGTAAGAAATGGACCATAAATAATAGGCGTCAGACTCATGGGCTTAACCCTCCTGTAATTGGCGGGCATAATACATTTACTGTACCAGCCCTGACAAAATTTTGTATTGTAACTGAGCCCGTTGGCTCAACTAAAATGGATGGTGTTGTTAAATAATGGGCACCCAATATAATATTGGTTTCAACAGCAATTTCACCAGGGTCTGTTACTGCCATGGTAATTGATAAGACTTCATCACCGCTATAGCCAATAGGCTCATAAGTGTAAGCGCCTTCAGCATACATCGTAATTTCACAAGCTTCATGCTCTTCATCAACGGCGATAGCAATAATTTTATGAAGCTGGTGAACATCTCCGACCCAAGGCATATAACCGGTAACAAATATGCGATCCCCAACATCATACGTACCAAATGGCGCATTGGGGTGCCCCATATCAACAATAATGGAATCCCAAAAAGCAGGAGTCTGACGACGAGTAAGTTTACGATTAGCCCAAGCAGCAGCACGTTCGTTACTATTGATCATAGCGTCATTCTCATTTATGACGCGACGATACCGTTTTGGATCGGCATTGCTCAATTCCGAGCTAACTTCCTGGCCTGGCCACCACCCATCAACCAATACATCACTTACCCAATCAATCTGAGTTTCTGTATGCGGTGATGACTCTAATACATTCTCATTCAATATGAAAGCTAAACCATTTTGTTGTGCACCAACGATCGGATAGCCTAGTGTAATTTGCTTACTGATGGCTGTTCTGCTTGGATTCCAAGTACTTTGTTCAATATAATCAAACGGTATGTCACGAGCTAAAGCATCAATGAGATCACCGCAATCATTTCTATCAGCTGCACGAATAAACTCAGCAAAGAAATTAAAATTAGTGGAAGAACCATCAAAGCTATAGCCAGGCAAAATCTCAAGACCGCTATCTCGTGGACTAACAGTTACGCCTAAGTTACCATTATCGTAACTTTGTAAATGGTCCCATATCTTGCCTACAAATTCAAACGGATCAATGGCTAGATAATTCCAGTTTTCCAACAACGGCATTTGTTTAGGATAGCTAGCAAATCCTTCTGCTACTAAATGCATTACGCCGGTAGCCTTATCAATATCACTAGGTTGCACTAATGCACTAGCCCAAATTACACGTTCGCCAAGAACCTTCTTTTCGGCGTGTATCCAATGCCCCCATGGTTTGAAATACAAACCTTGCGATTCGTAAGCACGATAGTCAACATCAAATTCAATATGGCATGAACCGCTAAGTACACGCATCACTTTCGGATTCTGTACCTCAAGATCAACCGATAATATGTTGCCAGTTCTAGCCTCTTCAACAATGAATCTGAATCTGTCTTCATCGCCGCTGACCGGAACAAGAGAAGCAGGACCGGATGGGCTTGGTGGTAACGGTGGCAATACAGGCGCGCCAAGGTCGATAGCCATACCGACCCAAGCATCTACATCACCTTTGGTAGTTGAAAATGTTACCCATGGCTCACCTGCTTTGTCACCAAGCAACATACCGGCTTGTGGCCAAGCAGTGGCACCAACATTAGACCAACGCAATGTACCATTGTAATCTGCATTATGAACCCCGCCGCCGATCCATCCGAAACATTGCGCTACCAAATGGTTTTTAGCTGATGGTACATTGCCCAATTCCATCAGCACGCCAGAGCCATAATCAACAATAAGTTCACTTACATCCACAACACCATCATAAGATGATACATTGGCCTTTACATAAGAGCCAGTTTCACCAGTGGTTGTAATAATATAGTTTTGCGGACCACCAGGGGCATCTGGCAATTTGAATGCTACTGCCATATAGTAAAATGACCACTCGGCTGCGAAAACTACTGGTTCACCAACCAATATCATCGGTTCATTGGCAAATCTAGCCGTTATGTCTCTAGCACCAGTTTGGTTGGCATATATTACCCATAAAAGTGCGGTTGATCCCGCCGTAACAGTATCGGTGCCTGTATGTACCCAATTACCAGCATCTGTTATGCTAGCACCAATTGCGTCGAAGACAGGAGCGGTCATATGATGTTATATGCCTCTCGCCATAAGAAATACAAAGCACTGGTCGGGCCAGATCCAGTACATGTCCAACTAATATCCATATCCGTACCAGCAGGGAAGTTGATTTGGTCTAGATACATAGTGTCGCCGGCCAATGACGTTCGCCAATTGTATCCGTTGGTATCTACAATCCGGCGCGTCCAAGGATAGGTATTGACTTCAAGCTCTACACCTTCAGCTATATTTACATTCAGCTGTAACACGTTGCCGCCGTAATTGATGATGGGATTTATACAGGGGCCCTGAAGTAGGAATCTGACCCAGCTATCAGCGTCACCGTCGAGTCTCGCAGCGTTAACCGCAGCGGCCCCAGGCGCTAATCCCTTCGTGATGTCGGTAGCGTCGCCCACGTATAGCTCAAGCGCAGAATGCGCATAAGTATCGCCGCGCCTGAACTCAGCGGACACGTCGATCCACTGATCCCTATCGCTGACTTTAGGTGCATATTGAAACTTGCCAGGACGCCCGTATATCATTACGACACGACCATTTCGATCCGCGAAGAACAGTGGAACTGTTGATCCCCAAATGGCACGAACGCCATTTGCTTTCCATGTAGCTGCTAATTCAGATAACAATGTACCACGGATTGGGAATAAGTCTTCAGGTTCAAATACGGCAAACTGTTCCAATATGAAGTTCTCTACAACAGCCATAGTAAATGTAATTGTACCGGGCACTAAAGTATCAATACCGAACCGAGTTTCATCTGTCCTGATGATCTGAAAGTCTTGCTTATTGATGTTGTAAGTCTGAATCTCAACCTTACTAATTGGTATGTCTGTATCACGACCAAATACAACATTACCAAGTTGATATTGGTATGGCTTGAGGTTGTATGGACTTGTCATAACTTACCCGCTACCGAAATAGCACTTGGTTGCGTATTAACAACCCACATAGCATCACTCATCATTTCCGAAGTGCTCTGCCCAGGACCTGCATAAATATTCAATTGGTTCATCTGAGCAGATTGCGGACCACCTGAGAACGGTCCACCATAACCAAGTTGGGCGGAAACTGGTAATTGTGTAACGCTCTTATTCAAAGGGTTATCCTGGCTATACGCAAGAATCTGTCCAGTTTGGCGATTTAACAACATCTGTACGTTGCCGCCAAGCGCTCCTTTAGATCCACCCAAGTTCAAACCGAAAAACTCACCAGCATATTTGCTTACTTCATTCCATACTTCTTCAGCAATTGCTATGCCTTGATTAACAGCTTCCAAGGCAGCAGAGCCAATGCTTAGCCCGCCAGAGATGGCTGACAAAATGCCGCTAGCTTGTCCACCGAAGTCTCCTGCGCCAGCGGCAATACCGGCAGCTGCGCCCGTAGCATCTGCGCCAGTCTTTAATATGTCAGCGCCAGTCTGGATGAATGATTTGAAGTCATTGATGAAGCTAACCAAAGTCTTTGTATCTGGTATGCCACGCACCATAGTATCAACAATATCAGCACCGGACTTAATATCTTGAATGACATCACTGTATATCTGGAAAGCATCTTCAACAACTGCTCCGGCCTGACTTAAACCCTGCCCAATTGAAGCACCTTGAGCAGTACCAGCACCAAATTGTTGATTAGTATCGCTAGCCGTAGGTTCTGCTGTAGCGTTATCTGGAACATTAGGACCAGCACGCGTCATACCAGGTATTGGGGCGCCAGCTTGTAGTGTGGGCGCAGCAGAACCAGTTACTAATGGCGTAGGTGTTAATGGTTGCCCCTGTGAAGAGTAATAAATCTGAGGTATGTCATCTGGTACGCCATTGGCACGACGAACATCCATTGGTACTGGTTTACCGGCCAAATCAGGCGTAGGCGCACGCATCCAATCGCCTGGGCTTGTTGCTAACGCTAAAGGCTTACCACCAGCGGTAGGAGCAACTGTTTGTGTAGAGACAGGCGGCACATTAGTACCACCTTGTTGGGCTACGTTAACATCAACGGGCCCATTTGGAGTGTTATCTCCCAGAGTACCTGCGAATGGTGCTGGTTGTGTTTCAACACCAGTAGGCGGCGTAAGGTCTTGAGTTAACCGAGTGTGAACGTGCTGAGAGTGACCCGTCCAATCATCACGATAATAACCAGGATCTGTAGTTCCAGGCATATCAGGACCAACAGGCTGACCATTATAGTAACCAACTTTTTCACCCGTATACGGATTCATATTGATTACTTGTTGGACACCAGGCTGGGTACCTATCCACTTAGCAAAAGCAGTGGAACGATCAGCCTCTTCACGAGTTAACTGACGTGACCCGCCAGCTTCGGTGCCTATCTGGCCGCCAACTGGCGTGTTATATGCTTGGCCAGGTCTATTGCTCCAACCAGGGAAAGCGCCCCAGTCTATGCCTTGATTCAACCCGCCTTGAACTTGGTGACCGGGGTAGGTGCTAGGTAGGAAGCCCCCAAAAGCTTTGCCAACACCAACCAAATTCGGGTCTGTAATTGGTGTAATGCCTGATACTTGTCCAGCAGGTATGCCCCAGGGACCTGCTACACCTGCACGTCCTTGGACACCTGCTGGTGCTCGACCCTGTACAGCTGGCTCTTCCAAGCCGGTGAGTCCGCCAGATCCAGCGGATATACCAGCACCACCAGCATCTAACCCAAGAGCTGCTGCATCTGCAGCAGACAAACCACCACCTGAAATACCTCCACCAGGCGCACCACTGGCTGCTGGAGCTCCCCCTGTTACTGGCACTTCACCCAAATGTGCGCTAACTTGGCTCAAATAAGTTTGATCGCCTGCCGTACCTTGCCATGATCCAGGAGAACCAGGGCCACCATGTTGTTGCACGCCAGCGGCCACTTGCATAGGCGTAAGACCTGGTTGAGCTTGTAATTGAGTGTGATACAAATCCATGAATTGATTGATGGCTTTATTCGGGTCTTGTCTATCACTTACAGCGCCATAAGCATTACCTTGCTGGAAAGTGCCCCACGCACCACCGATGCCTTGGTCGCCGCCATAAATATTTTGACCATAATTGCTTTCACCACCAGCAATTGCTAGCGCGCCAGCAATCTGATCATCGCTCATGCCACGTGCTTTACCGGCTTTAACAATACCGGCTTGAATTTGTTGCGGACTAGCAACTTGTTGCCACTGTCCTTGTGCATTTTGCTTTATACCGGTCGGCAAATTAAGCGGGCCAGAAGTACCAACTGGCGAGCCTGATGGAGCTATTAGCGCATCGGCACCAGATGCACCGGAAGCGCCACTAAATGGCAATCCACCAACAGGAGGCGGAACGCCTGGAGCGCCTTGCTGAGGTGTGCCACCAATTCCGGGAATCTGACCTGGTGTTGTGGCGCTAGGTACACCAGGGACATCTTGTTGCTGAACTGCTGGCGTACCTGGCCCTTGCGGGGTGCCAACTGGTCCGCCAAATAGGTTAGACAAGCCTTTAACAATTGGGTTCTGGGCTACAGTCGCGGCGTTACCACCAGGATTAACTGTCGCTGACAAGTTCACCATACTAGTGAATATGCCACCTACTTGTTTAAATAGATTCCAACCATCTTGGAATATCTTCTCCCAAGCAGACATATCAGAGGTAACATTAGCAATAGCAGCATCAAATCCACTACCACCGGCACCTGCAGATATGCCGCCGCCCTGTATCCCACCCCCACCAGAAGCGCCACCAGTTCCACCACCACCGCTGCCAGCGCCTAGTGGATGACGCGCAAATGCGCTAACGCCAGAAATGCCACCGCTACCAGAGAATCCAGCACCTTGTTGTTGACCAGCCCAACTAGCCCCTAGTGCAGTACGATTTAGTGGTTCATAAGCAGCAGCCGCTACTGTACCGCCAGCACTACCAACCCTATCTGTACCACTTTCGATACCTTGAGCGTATTGCTCAGCTAGATTAGATCCCAAATTGGCCGGTGCATTACTGCCTGAAAATGGCCCAGTCCTGGCGGGTGAACTAGGCATATGGTCACGGATTATACTAACAACGCTTTCAGCGACTTTACCTACTGGCCCAAGCATCTGCTCTATGCCATGAATGAAATTGGTAATGATATTTTTACCCCAATCAACGGCTTCGCCAGCCAAATTGGAGAATTTATCTCGTATAGCATCGCCAATACCACCAATTGTATTGGAAATTATAGTTTTCCAATTTGATATGGTATTACCAATACGAGTGAACAAACCAGCTAAACTATTTATGATGTTGCTAAACTGAGTTGCTATCCACGATCCCAAACTCTTAAGGGCGTCCCATGCTTCACCAACAAGATGGGTAAATTCTTTCCAATGTGTAGCAATTATGACTATAGAACCTACCAAAGCAGCAAAAGCAACAATCACCAAAGTGATTGGGTTAGCATCCATAACTGCATCTAACGCGCCCATAGCAGCCGTAATGCCCTTGATCACTTCAGCTACGTGAGCTATGCCCAATAGTGCATTGAACGCCCCATGCATACTCCATAGACCTGCTGCTAAAACACCAATATTCTTGATATCGTCCGGCGTCAGTGCACCTAGGAATTTAGCAACTTCACCTGTAATAGCTGTAACCTCAGGTAGCAAACTCGTCAAAGCAGTAGTCAAGCTATTAAAGATATTAGGTAATTGCGGACCAAGTTGTCCAACAACCGTGTGTAGTAATTCACCAAACGCTTCAAGGAACTTGTTGAAAGATGGCGCAGACCTAATAAATGCTTCACCAAGAATGTTAAGCGATTCTCCAAGTGATTTCATAAAGCTCAATAAGCCAGGCGCCATTTGTACGCCAAGCTCAAGCATATGCGTAACAAGCGTGCCTACAGCACTAGCAACAACTTTCAATACAGGATGTAGTGCTTCACTAGCTTCATGTAACTCGCCAAAGAACTTTGATAACTTTTGAACGCCTGAAGCAGATTGGGTCCAATTGCTAAACTCTTTTGTAATTGCTTGAATGTGACCTAAGAACCCGCCGCCGAAATTGCTGCCGATTGAAGCTATATTAACAAGACCAGTAGTAACATTTACAATTATATGACCAAGCTGAGTAAATGCCGTAAGAGCAGCATTTATCCACTCAACAATCTTTCCAGAGGCAGAAGCCTTTTGCACCCAATTGTTGAATTCATTAGCTACGGTATTAACTGCTTGGGCGAGTCTGCCAAACGTCTGAGAACCGGCCGTTGTTAAAGTAGCAAAAGCACTAGCGATAGGTTGAATTGCCGGCAACATAGCACGCATAGCATTAGTCAAATTATTGATAAATTGACCAAACATTTGAATCGTTTGTGGATTCTGTAACCACTGCGACATAATCCGACCAGCTTGTCCGAATATGCCTGCAACAGCTTGGCCGGCGTGCATTAATTGAGGAAGCCAAGTAGTAATCAACGGTTGAATCTGATCAACCAAAGGTTGAAAGAAAGATTGCTGAACTTGTTGCATAGCACCTCTGAAAGCCTCATGAAATGAAGCCAACATTTTAACAACTTCAGCAGCTGCTGGAGCTAATCTACGCAAAGCAATAGCAAATTGTTGAGGATTCTCAACAGCTTTCATTGCGGCGCCAACGCCTTGGAAGCTCACCGCTAGCGTGCCGAGAGCTGTTGCTGCGCCGGCAGCTACTGATGGTAGCAAAAGCACAATACCGCTAAATTGCGAAATAGCTTCAACTACACCAGATAGACCGCTGACTAGTCCATTAAGACCAGCACCACCTAGCAAACCGAGTATGCCGCCTGCCATACCAATATTACCGACTTTACCAATATTTTGTAGGGCAGCGGTTAAAGTCTTGGTAATTGTTTCTGCTAGTTTTTCAGCAGTTTCATTAGTTTTCTCAAGAGCCTCACGAAACTTTTCCATACCAGATTCAGCATCACGAGTATCTTTGTGAAGTTGTTGAAATCTAGCACTCAAGCGCATAGATACACTATCAAGCTTGCTTTGGGCGGCAGCTAACGCTTCATGTGCATCTTGTGCTCGCTTGAAAAGTGGCTCACCAACCTCAAGAAGCTTATTTTTGTTCTCAAGCTCAGCATTCCACTTTTTAGCCGCATCCACCCATTGTGGAGAGCCTCGCGTCATCTTGTCCATCTCGACATGCATGTTCGCGAGTTTTTGCTTTGATTGCTCTAAAGTATCATTTACCTTGCGCCACTCATTTTGGGCATCTTGATACTGTCTAGACAAGTTATCAACAACAGTTTTATGCTGTTGATACGTTTTACTTAACTGCTGAAACTTTAAGTCATTTTGGGATGCTGCATCTTTACTTTTGCCCATAGCTACGCTGAGGACATTAGCCTCAGCCGAAGTAGCCGCCATTGAAGCTTGTGCCTGTTCGGCCCCCGCAGTGTCAGCCGTGATGATAATCTCGCCGTGGGCGCGACCTAGATTATAGTCAGGCATCAAAATCCTTCATTCAGAATTTCTTCTTCGCCAACTTCATCGGCCCATGGCTTAGTTGCATTTGCCCTGGGCTTGACAGCCCCTGTGCTAAACGGGTTCGCAAATCCTGCCGTAGATTTAGACATATCATCGCCCATGCACTTAGCAAACGCACGCATGCGATTTGATCGCGCAAACATTGGGTTTTGAGCACGCGATTCAGCTTCACGCAACTCACCTTCTACCCAATTGCCAAATACAAATATCCCGTGGTCAAAGAAAAATCCTGCTGCCCCTTGGATATCATACAGATCACTCGGCGTCTTGTTGTATGCTTGCGACATCCGCCATGCTTCCCAGGCCCGGCGTTTGTTGGAAAATACTTTTCAAGTCGTCCATTGACCGCCCAAAGGCCGCGCCGAAAATGTACATCCTCTCGAATGTATCAATGTCATCTAAATGCACCGTAGCGGTAAAATTGGGATCAGCCCAATCTTGTTCGGTGCCGTAGTTGATCTTCTTACGATCTTCAGTGATGCGCGGTCTAATTGTAGCTGCAAGCACTACTTTGTCAACGGCTGTTAGCATTTTGCCTAAAGCTTCTGGGTTATCTTGGATGGTATCACGAATCTCATTTTGTCGAGTAGCATCATCCATAGATGCATCCATCAGCATAGGAGTGAAAGTGTTCATGTACTCTAGAAGTTGAAGGCGAATCAAATCGTCACGCTCCAACCTCATGACGCGACACATTTGACCTGAAGGCAACTCTAGATCAAATTCGTTACGCTGTTTCCGACGCCATCCCGTGGGAGCATATGGATTTGCCTGAGCAACAGGATCAGTAGGCGGCGGGAAAATTGGTGTTTGTGGCTTTGGGTCTTGAAATGCTTGCTCTGGATGACTAATGTCAATAGGAGCAGCTTGCTCTTGAGGATGCGGGTTGGCGGGTTGGGCTGCACCCAATCCAATACCTGGGTTTGTCATTTTGGTCTCCTTGGACTCATTTTTATTTTTGGAACTGCTATGACGTTAGGACGCTCACTGGAGCAGAGTAGTCGCCCGTGACAGAGCTAACAACAGCAGCGACACGGAACTGGTACTGCGTAGCCGTAGTAAGGCCGGTAACAGCCAAGCTTGGTCCGGTAAATGTACCGGTCTGATTGACCCATGTAATACCATTATCGAGACTCTTCTCAACAACATATGTCGGGTGACTACCATCTGACAGAGTAATGTCATCCCAAGTCAGCGTCAAACCAGTAGCCGTAACGTTGCTGGCAATCAGCCCAACAGGAACAGGCAACGGGTTTGCTTCCGGCGTAGTCGTAAGAGGGAAGTCAGACTCATTCTGAATAATTTCATACAACCAACGACCAGAGTCAGCCTGTAAAGGCATGCCAATACCATCAATGCTTGACGTTTGGAACGCACCTCCACGGTGATCTGCCTGGATACGACCATTGGCCTTGGCGCGGTAAATGCGAGCAACCACATTGCCACCAGAGTCGGAGATGACACGACCATCAATGCGGAAGTACGGACGCAAATGGTCAGCGGACTTGAGAAGTCGAATGCGACGGTTAGGCGCAACACCTTCCTCAATTACCATACCACCGGTGATGATAGACCAGCACATCATAGGCATACCACCGGCTTCAAGCGACCAGTCAACCTGAGGTCCACGACCGTGAACTGCGACAAGCACATCATCACCGCGCAACTCGTCAAACTGCTCAGTTTCACTGAATGCCATAGTCATAGCGACAGGCATCGGATAACTGACAGTGCTCAAGATAGATCCCTGCGCATCCTGGTATGGCGTAAGCATAAGTTGCTTTAAGCCATAAGGCAGAGCATTGGGCAAACTAGTGGCGGTCATTTGGCTGATCCCTTCTTGTCCGAATACGCGCGGGAATGTGTACGGGAATGGCATTCCATCACATCCTTAATTGTATCATGCATGGTAATACCTTTCGATTCATACTACAGCACCGCCGGGTTAATGGCCTGGGACATCAGATAGTGGCTGTGCGGGCTTGGATGTATTCCATCTTTAGTCGCAATTCCAATGGCGAGCACCGCGTTGGTCACCGTGGTACCGGCAGTCGTATCTATCGTGGCCGCCGTAGAGCTACTGATAACCGCCAGTTGTGCAATCAGGATTGCACCAGCGGCACCAGCGCCAACCAGTGAAAAGGCTCTGCCTTTGTCACCGCCAGCCTCCTGGTTAGCTGTCAGGAAGTTCGCAGTCGATGACGTGAGAGCGCCAGTTCCGGTTGTGATCGAGCCTGTAACGATACGGTTGGCTGGAAGCCACAGACCGGAGTTCAGCGACGACTCGACCTGGGCGGCTGTGTCGAAGAATCCCGTGAATGGATGCCCGAACTGCCCGGCCAGCAACGCATTCGATGTCCCCACAGCCACAGGGGCTTTCGTGGTCGGGTCGATCGGGCAGCTAGCCCTCACCCACGCGTTATAAGCCAACCGCTGAGATTCAGTCGATATGGGCGTCTGGTTTGCGGTGGTTGCCCAACCGTCTGTTGACGTTGTGCGCGGCACAAGCGTGGTGACGAATACCTTGCCAATACCCAGGCGTTGGAGTTTGGTTGCAATGTCCAGGTTGACGGCCTCAGTTGCCGCGGCGGTCGCACCGAGAGCTACGTCGTTGGTGCCAGCTTGTATGATGGCCGAGTTACACAGTGGGGCGAGGCTCAATCGGCGGAAACTTCCGTTGGTTGACTGGAAGTTGACAGCCTCGTCGCTGCCTACCGCCAAACTGAGCGTCCCGGCCTGTCCTGTGAGCGCGCGCATGAAGAAGCCCTGGTTGCCTCCGCCCAGGGCCGGGATTGTGTAATAAGCATCGTCGCCCTTTCCCCACCCTATCGAATCGCCGACGAGGAGAACCGATTTGGCGGTACCGGCGCCTTGCGGCCTCCCGAGTAACGCTGCGGCCCCGTAGTATTGGCCGGTGCTCGATGAGATGGCCGCGCTGCCCGGCGCTGTCAAATCGGTCGTGGAAGTGAATCCGCCCCACCCGGCGTTAGTCGCGCCCTGGGTGTTCCGCGTCGTGTATGCCGTTCCCGAAATGAGGAATGTGCGTACAGCGACCACGTCCCCTGGAGCAAGGGAAAGCCCTAGTGGGTCGGCGGTGATCCTGCCGCCGGGATCAAGGGTTGCGGTGGTGCGGCCGTTGAACGTGAGCCGGTAGAGCTGGCCGGTAACGGTGCCAGGGTTGGTGCTGGACACAACTTTCAACGAAGCGTTGAAGCTGATCGGCCCTGCCGGGTCAGTATCTACGACGGGGTTAGACGCATTATTGGTGTACCAATGAGTCCACAGCGCAGTAATACTGGTTGCGGCCGCGCCTACCGTGAACATCATCTCACTTGTGCCCGCGGTGGAAGTGCTGAAAGGCGAAGACGTGGGACTTGTTCCATACGAGTTATCGGCTATCGACACCAGTTTAGTCATGGATGCTAAAATAGCATCAATAGCGTTGACGTCTGTATCCAGAGTATTTTGTTCGGCGGCTGTCCACGTATCACCTGTTTGGATATTGGTAGGTTCAGGCATTTTATAACTTTCTCATTCTTGATGCCGGATCTTGGAATATGACGGTATCCACCAACACACCAGTATCCAAGCTGAAGTAGTGAAGCACGCTCACCGGTTTACCTTCTTTGCAACGAATATGGTGACATTTCGTCTCCAAGCACCTAACTCCGTGATGATATTTGATGACGCCATGCATTGTTCCGCCACAACGCAATTCACCATCAAATTCTTCCACATTAGGTGCCGCCATCTACTCGTCTGTCACCTGAACAAGCTGGCCATCCTTGTTGTAATCAACTTCAAGGAAGTTATGAGCACCAGTAGCCTTACTGGTGTCATCAACTAACAAGTAATCAAGCTGCTCATCAGTGAATTTGCTAGACTCAATCATAAAGTCATTCTTGACACTCCACTCATGAGAGTCAACACTTTCCTGACCCTTTTCACCTGACTTTGTCGCTTCAATTGCGAGCGACTTCCAGTGATGCCCATGAATACGACGATGCGAAGCAGCACCAACGTATTTGACAAATGGGCCCTTACGCTTTTCACGCGGAACACGACGCTTACGCTCAAGAACGCCAGGAGGCTGTGGCATGTCAGGAGTCAGCGGCGGGTTTGGCGTCCGCACAGGCTCCTGCTGCCCAGCCTCTGTCTTCTGATCTGCCATTATAGTTCCCTTCCCTATGTTGGTCGGCTGATCACATTGTATTGTGCTGATCGGCACAATGTTTGGTACCCATCATCACGCAAATCCCGACTACGCTGACCTGGAATGATCATCGTCACAGATTCGCCATCGGCACCGGCCACATCTATCATATTCACTAGCACTTTGTCAATCGCATCAATAGTGTCACGAATGCGATTGTAATCTGTCGAGAACTCACGATACATATGTACCCAAAATACACACGGGTGCTCAGTACGTGTGAAGTTGTCATCGCCTTGAAGAATTACAGATTCAGTTTCCCAACGGATAACCATAAACATTGTGTGGCTTGGTCGCTGTTCACCATCATAACCCGCCAGCACTGTACCGTCGTTGGCGCCAGGCGTAGTCTCACCGTGATAACCCATGCCCTGAAGAGTGGGATCAGCGCAAATAGCGTCAAATACGGCAGCGCGACTCATCTGTTCCTCCCACCATTACGAGTGGTTCGGACAGCACCACGAGCTTCACGCTTTGATACGCGCTTAGTGCGACGAGCTTGCCTTTCAGCACGCACAGTCGTACCTTGGGAGGTGCCCTTTTGTTTGTAAGGTAACGGCTTAACTTGAGATACAGGCTCGAATATGCCAGACATCGGTTCGCCAGGATGATTGAGCATCCCATCCAAACCCTTCATCAAGTCTTGCCCAACTGAAACCAGCGTAGGCATAATAATCTGCCACTTACCCTGATTTGCGACTTCAAGCCAAATACCATAATCAACACCGTGACTAAACAATAGGTGGTGCTCTGACGATATGTCATCGCCAATATGCTCAGTAGCCGTAAACAGACCTGTACGAGCATTTCCGGTATTATCATGCCAAGGCGCTTCCATCTTGAGTTTGCCTTGGCCGTAATCGCCAGCATAATCAACAGTTAACGAGATTGACTCGTTAATCTTGGCTGGCAACACTTCCGTATTAACAGTAAGTGTACCGCCGTCCCATTTGAATTGCTCTCGCGTGTTAGCCATGTTGTGGCTCCTTGGCGAAAGCAGTTACGCTAGCGCGAATTTCATAACCGCTAGCAGGTTCAATAGAGTCGACATGATAATGGTTAACTGTACCATCAGTCATATTTTCATCCCAAGTATCGCCAATTTCTATATCAGCAGTAGCAGGCGCAATAATCATGTACGCAAACTTACGCGACATACCATCGTCGTTGGGGCTAAGTTCAATACCGTCGAAAGTTGTTTGTCGCACTAATCTGAATGTTTGGGGTGATTTTGGTGCTTCAGGCTCAAAATCGTGTCCCCCGCCAGCTTTAGCTATCGCCACTTTGCGCGTAGGCACCAAGGCAACGGTGACTTGATGCCCCGCATCTTCATTGATGAAAAATTGGGTGCTCCACGACAATTCAGCAAGACGAGTAGCATTCCAACTAGCTGGTCCGTACATACGCACCACCATAGCCGTAATCGTCCATAGGCATATAAACGCCATGAGGACGACGGTAACGCTTTCTAATCTTACCAAGCGTAGTGAAGTTGCCAGTAGCAATATAACTGTCGTAATACTTAACCATTTCCATGGCATGCTCATACGACTGTGAAAATGGTCTGCTACTGCCCGATTCACTTACATCAGTTGCCGCCGAAAGTATAGCGACACGTTGAACCCAAAAAATACGAATAGTCCACGCAACAGGATCTTGACCTCTAACATTACTGTTGAGGTCAATCATAGTCCCGACAGTAGTGTCATCCCAACCCATCAAGTCGATGCGCCAAGTTGGCAATTCTTTCGTGACTTGGTCAATTTGATCCTGAGTGGACAATTAGTCCTCCAAAGCTTTGGAGAGACGCTTTACAAGCTCATCCTTGGTGCCACTTACAGGCTCATCGAGTTTACGCAGTTCATCCTTGAGTTCATCAACCGTGAGATCGTTGATGTCCACTTCTTCTTCAACCGGCTTACTAGAAGTATCAGCATATTGCTGAACTTGACCAGCATTCACATCTGTGGGATACACAGGACCTGTTGCAACTTTATCATTCGGGAAGTCCCGTGGATCCCTTGGCGCCGCTGGCGCATTCACTTCAATACGCGGAATCTCTGGTCCTGTAGACTTCTGGTACGCCTTGTCAAACTTGCGCGCATTCTCATCAATGAGATAGTCTTGCGACCATCCATGCAACCACTCTTTGTCTTCATCTGAGAGTGGCTTATCAAAGTCAATCTTGCGACTCATACTCCACCTTACCTAGTTGCGCCAGTCAAGCTGTAAGCAGTCGGAGCAGCATACGATCCAGTCGCCTTGATCTGAAGGACAACAGCACCAGTACGACGACGAACGCCAGTACCAAAGCCGTGAACATAATAGCCATCGATCAAAGGGTACCTCTGCTGGTTACCCGGCAACAGCTTCAAACCCCGCCAGTCCGGCGAAGCGTGCTCACGCACACCAACGATGTTCTCATCCATATTCACGCCACCGGTGCTCATGAACAGCAACGTGCCGGCGACCATCAGAGGCTCTTCAATGACGATGACGTCCATGTAAGAACCAGTAACGCGCAGACCGTTCCAGACAGCAGGAGCCTGGCCACCCAACAGACCTTCTGCGTTGGGAACAAGCAGAGCAGGCTGACCAAGAGCAGGTACGAAATCGTAGTTTGCAACTACTGTATTCTGGTTAGCCTGTCCGAATCGCCACGTGCGTATCTGGTTGATCTCAGCACGGTTAGCGAAGCACACAATCTGCGTACCCGTGTCCCACCCATAACCGTGTTCGGTAAGGTGGTTAACGGCACCTTCAAAGTCGCCAGAGTCGATAGTCGCCGCACCACTTACAAGATAGTGGTTGTGCGAGCCATCAAAGCTAACTCCCTTGTAAGCAGGAGGAATCCAGCCATCTCCGTTAGCAAGAGGATACACGTTGTAGGTCAAGCTGTTGATAATCGTCTGACGGCTACGGTTATCGAACAGAGCCTCCATTACCTTACGGAACCCCAAAGCCTGGTCAGCCTGAATTGCCTTGGTGTGGACAGCTTCAACCTGAGAAGCAGGAGCATCACGTAAGAACTTCCAGGTGTAACCCAACTTCAAGTCATAGTCCTGGTAAGCGTACGCAAGCTGGTAGTAACTGATGTTGGTATTCTGCCCTCGCGGGATACCAAACTCAGTAGCGATCTCAAACGCGAAATCACCAATCTGAGGTACAAGTTCGATATCGGAAGTCACCGGATAGGTGAGCATGCCGACCATACCTTGCTTGTGCTCATTATAGATGGTGTTGGCATCGATGAATTCCTGCCATAGCAAGTTCAAATCGACACCATCAATGGTATGGGTGAGGATATCACCCTCAGTCATGTAACCAGAACGGTTACCGTCACCACCCCAAAGTCGGAGCAACTTCTCTGCCATTTTTATCCTTTCAGGCTATCAGAGCGATTAAACGGCAGTAGCCGCGAGTGTTGGGATGACATTCACTTCTAGCCTGTCAGGCTCGACAGTGGTGCCGACGTAAAATGAACCACTAGCCCAAGTTGCGGAGATGTTGCCTGAAGCATCGCTATAATACGCAGTGCCAGCAGCGCCAAAAGTAACACCTGGAGTGCCAGAAGTGGGGCCAAAGTCAGTGATGCAACCAGTACGCATCACATCAATAACTGGCACTTCCTTAAGTGGACCAACTCGACCCGGCTTTTGCGTCACGACAAGCAATCCAATGATCCCGCTCTGACCGGACCCAATGACCACCTGCCCCGTGCTGTTCAAACCCACACCATAGACCTTACCCAAATTGGCATCAGGAAAGTCAGCGGCAATGGCAGCACGAAAGCCACCATTGATCGGGTCATACTTGTCATAACGGGCCATTAGTTGCTCCTTTTCCTACAACGGCCGGACTGCTGATGCTGCCCCAGGACCAAAGCCTGGAATCTTGTATTTCGCACCAATTTTCTTTGAATCAGTTTCACGCTGACGTCCACCACCTGCACCAAATGGGTGACCGCCAGAAGCGGGGCCACCATTAGCAGGAGATTTGTCGGCGGGATTGCCATCGTTATTGTCTGGTTGTTTGGAAGGCACCAACAAATACGAACGTTCCTTGGCGATACGCTTCAGCTCAAGGTCAAGACCATCAACAGTGCCGGCTTCAAGGTCTAAACGTATGTTGTCCTTATTGATGAAAGCGCGAACAGCTTCAACATCATGCCATTCGTACTTGGGGTGCCCATCCTTGTCCTTTTTGTTGGACTCTTTCATGATGGCGGTGTCAATACCATCTTTTTCAACATAAGCCTTCAGCTGTTCATACTTCTGCTTGTAGTCGTTGAGCTCAGCTTCTGTATCGGTGTTTACCTTAGCTGCTTCCTGATCTCTTTTGTCCAACTCGCGCTGTAATTTGAGTCTAGCCTTTCGCTCTTGATCAAACTTCTTCTCAAACTCATCGCTATCAGACTTGCCATCATCTCCATCGGGTTTGCCGGCATCCCCAGAATCGTTATCCGGCTCGCCACCAGTCTTAACTTCAACTTTGACCTCAGGTTGATCCGGTTGCTGCTGCTTGTCGTCATCACCGTCACCACCCCAAAGTCGGATGTACAATGGAGTGGTCTCAAATGGACTCAGTTTCATAGGCGTAGCGTACCTGATTTTAAATGCGGCCGCTCATTCTATGCGGCGCTGGGCCTACTGTAAAAATCATCAAAAGAGCCAGCCCGTAATTGCTGAGCAAATATATTGAAGTCAAGCATCACAGGTGTAATATAACACATACACTGAGGATGTGGCTTTAACGGAATGGCATCTTTTGAATATGTTCCTATCCTAGCATATTCCTCGCAGGGATCACCTGGATCAGGTTTATGCATTTTACTAAGGTTCCATTTAACTTCTTGAGCCCAAGGTTTATCCATCTCTTGCATGGACTGTACATGGAACGCATTGTTGATTTCTGTACGTGCTAGGCGCATCGCAGCAAAACTAACACCGCCCGGCGTATTTGGCGAGATGGATTTGGTTACAGCCTTAGCAAGTTCGGCTGCGCTAGATCCACGAGCCAGATGGTTGTTAATTGTGGTATCGACTAAACCCCTTGAGAGCGCGCCAGTTCGGTAAACTCGCGTACTTAGCGGGTAAGTCGGAGATACCCCGGTGACGCGGTTCACTAACGCACCGATAGAATGCCGTGCGGACGCGATAAAGTTCCGCTCCCACGTATCTCTCATATCTCTAGCCGGAAATAGCGCGTCTAACACTTTCGCATCTTCTGCCAAAGAAGCGCGCGCAGCTGCTTCTGCGGCGTCCTGTTGGCCTTGGCCCAAAATTGGTATAAATCCCTTGTACAAGGATCGGATGAGGTCGCGTAATTCATATCGCACCAAATTGGTTTGGTATCGTTTTGTCGCTGAACCAATACCGGCACCTTCATCGAAGTCGGGTAGCTTCTTCAAAACCGTGTCTGCGTCTTTAGCAGCCTTCATTAGAGCAGTGCGTACTTGCCTATCATACATTTTCTGTACGCCCAAATAACGCAGCAACCAATTACGTCGTTGCGCTTGTGGATCATCGGCTAATGGGCTAGTCAACTAAACGCGCCGTATACTCTTGGACAGACTTTGGTGTAACAATAACATGACGAATGTTAATGCCCATTCTCAATAGATGTTCAATACACGGCAAATCATCATTGGACGGATGATCGGGTCCAAGCGGATGAGAGTGCCACATAGCTTTAGCATCACAGATATCGGCTTCCATGTCAAAGCTATGTTTCTTATTGCCACATGATATATTTGGATACTGAACTACAATATCGTGCTCATAGATTAAACCGCACACTTCATATGGCATACCAGCCACTGCCAAATTGACCAAATCATTAACTACCTTTGGTGGTAGCATCGGCAACATGGCGGTGAGCTGAATCACCCGAGTGATCTACCTTTTTGACTTGGGTGTAGCGGTACACGATGAAATGTGCTACCTTTGCGATCAGGCAATGCGCGGTAACGTGCTTTACTAACAGCACCAAGTTCGCAATGCTCGCCAGTAGCGTGCGCCTTGCCGAATGCCCACCTACGCAATTTGGGGTTGGCAAAGAATAAACGTTGCTGCGCTTTACTGGCAAACGGGTGGTGGCCAGCAGCCGGCTGTCCCGGAATTGTCCCGGGTGGTGCTTTGCGACCCTTACAATTTGCTTTGGTCTTGAGATGTCGTGAAACTGCCATTACTTCTTTTTGCCCTTCTTTGCTAGAGCAGCAAACTTTTTGGCGCCATATTTCTTACGCCCCACAGCTGCTGCAATGGCAGCTCCCTTTTTGCCGCCCCCGGCACTTTTTGCTACTGCTGCGAATCGCTTTCCGCTTCCCAGCTTTGGCTTTCTTTTTACCACTTTGTACTCCTAACCTAATTGGAACGGCCATCAATACCAATACCTACGACCCATCACAGGACCGTGAAAATGACCGGCGAATAAAAGGACCAAACCAACCACGAATAGGATCCAACCAATTGTGATGACAATCGGCGGAACTGGTACAAGATATCCCAACACAACTAGAAGCAAACCTAGTACAATCATATCATTTTCTCCATTTTCTCAATGATCCCGATTAAATTCTCTGTAAGCTGACCTTTACCAAAACCAGCTAAAATCATACCAACAGACTTAACAGTATCAATTTCTTCTCTGGTGAACTTAACTGATGAGGTGTCGGACATAATGCTCATTCTCATAGTCGCTGGCGGTAGCCGAGTGTACACCGCCAGTTCCTCTGTGGTGAAATTCGCAAAGCCACATTAGGTTCTCAGCAGATTCAATCCATGCTCCCAACTGGTTTGGGTCAGAAATGCCAGGATACTTGCCTTCAAGCAAACTCAGGTCTACACCGTTGAGTAAAGCAAATTCGATATGCCCGTGGTGCAGCTCCAACCCTTGCGGCCACAAGTTCGGGTTAATCGGGCCACATTCGCTGAAGTCATTATCGCGATCAAGACCAAATTGACACTTTGCTGTAGCAGCCGTGGTGCGACGATAATGGTTGAAGTCTTTGTAGTGCGGATCATTTGTGCGTGGTTCATGTTCAGGATAATGCATCATGTAATGATGCGTTATATTCTGGTCATGCGCCGGGGTGGTCATGGCATCCCGACTCCATGAAGCAAAGTCATATCACCCGCGTTATTGATAAGTGTTTCAACGTCTTCGAGCGGAATCCAGAATTCACCACTTTGCTTAATGCTATCACTAGGCAAACTAACAGTATCCCAATTAGCTGCCCAGTGGTTACGACCAAGCGCCAAACCACGCTCCATATCAATTCCGCGACAGCCCCATTCATGGCCACCGGCGATGTTGTCTTCGGTAAGAGCACCAAGATGAATGATCCCTTCGCTATCAGGAGTGAACAAATCATTCGTCCACAAAGTACCCATGGCCAACGGCTGAGTCATGATGCCGGCAAAGAAGTGGTTCAAACCAAATCCATGCTCGTACTTATCAATGAGTCCAAGTTTCTTAAGAGCCTTAGCAAGACCCAAACCGGAGCTACCAGTGTCATCAGGAGGATAGCTACCAGGAGTGCTATCATTTTGAGTTGCCAGTTCATAAAACCTCAACCCATCTGCGTCGGTGAAGTATTGGCCCTTATTCATTTTGTCACGAACAGGCTTGAACATATCCGTGTTCAAGATATCAGCACCGGTCCAACCTACACAACCACCGATATTACCCTGATTCAGAATCGGCGCAGCATCAGACCAGAAGATTGTCTTAGGTGAAACTGGCGGCGCGCTAATAGTGAATGCTTCGCTGCGTTCGTCATGTTCATAATGACGACCAAGCGCATAAGGTAAATCTGGCTTGTGCGGAATATGGATCGTTGTAGTCTTGTGCATAGTTGTCAGTTTCCTATGTTAGAGAATTGGTAGTTCTTGCCATTTAATTGGTCTGGCTGGTTGCCCAGCTCTTGATCCATCTGATCGCCAAATTGGCTTCCGTTCGGCCCGCCACCTCCCATTGTACCGGCCATAGCTTCGCTAGCAATCTCGGTGCCCTCTTGAATTGCCTTCTGTAGATCACTATTCACATCCAGATCATAACCCATGATCTCATTAAGCTGTTCATATAGCCATTCGACAGGCAAAATCTGTCCACTAACATTAACCTGAGTCCAAATAGCCAGTACATCTTCAAGCTGCTTGCTTTGATTAGTAGGCATCGGATCATCAAACTGGGACGTAGCCTGTACGCCATTAGAATTTATGCCCTCATACGCCGGCATAAAACCGTTTACAATGTCGGACAGAAAGTTGTCAGTAGTTTCCGCAATTGTTAGCTCTTTTTCTGCGTTCTTGGCCAACAGCGGAGACAGCTTCAATTGTAGAGCGATACCAGATTCAGCAGTAGCTACATCCACGACCCCGATAGTGATGTCGGGAATGCCAAGAGCTTGTTGCATAGCTTCGCTGAGTCGATCTATATGGTCACCGTAAGGAGATACAGAGCTGACACCAGACACACGATTGAAAGCAGACCCAGCACCAACCTGAACAACTGCCCCAGGACCAATTTCCCATTCAGTTTCATTACCATTCTCATCTACTGGAGGTGCAGCATCCGTCCAGTAAACACCTAGCCCTTGCGTGATGAGCGTCAAGTCTTCATCAGACATTGCCTGATTCATAGCAGAAATAATTGTCTCAACACCGGCACATTCAGACATACCCCACGTAGAACCAGGTGGCGGGTTATTCTTCCAATGGTATACTGGTAATTCTGAAATCTCTTTTGGCAACGGGAACTCTTTTTGGACAACATCAATCTGTGATAGCTCTTCCCAATTGATGCGATCATCCCAACGACCAATTTCCCAAAGCGTAATTTCACTTGTCACTTTAGGTTTATCTGGATCAATGATTGGTATGCCATTCTCATCGACAATACGCCGATAAGTTTGGCGACGTACTACAAAGTCGCCTGTGTAAGATTTGGTTCGTAGAGTATTCTTGGGGTTACGGATTACTTCCACAATATGGCAGCCAAGAGGATGACCAGTTACAGCATCCTCAATTGGGTAATATGTCTCTGGTTTCAACTCTTGGATCTTCACACGCCGGCCAGGACGCTCCCACGGAATGCCTATAACATGAAAGCAAGCATCTCCCTTGATGAGCATATAACGCTTCATCGTGTTGAATTTACTAAGCACTTTTTCTTTTGCAAACAAAGTGGTCAAGTAATTGTCAACAATAGTTTGGTCGCCACTATTACCGCTGTCTGGATCAATTTGGTAATCAAAGTTGACGCACAAGAACCTGTTTACCGCTTCAACACACTTCTTAACGCTTGGTACGTAAATCTCAACAGAGTCGTCATCTTCGCCACGTAACACAACACGCATATGCTCAGGACGGTTGTGATAGAAGTCCTCATACAGTTCATATGTCATCAATCGCAATCTGTCATCCAGATTAGACACATTGCCGACAGTCTTTGAGAACTCTGCCTCAGAATAAATGAAGTCTACAGCAGAGTCGTACTGTCTCGGATCAATAGGCATTATCGGCCCCACCTAGGATTATCAGCACCAAATAATATAGGTGGTCTACAATTTGCATGTGTACCATTAATTTTACGATCAGCACAATTCTCTAATCTTGTGCCCCAAGCTAAATTATCAGGCTCATCATTTAATTTAACATCATCTTTATGCCTAAGTTCCAAACATTCTGGCTTAGGTCCATGGAAGGCTAAGCATACTATATGGCCGCGCATAACAGTTTTACCATCAAAATAAATTTTTACATATCCATTGTTTACACAACCATGAATATATCTGCCATCCCGATACACAAATCCGCGTTCATCAACTTCCCACCTTGGATGGCCCGGTACAGGTACGCGCATAGCCTGATTATAATCCATTTACAGCCAATCTTTCCAATTAGGGAAACCCGTTTGTGTAGGCTTCATCGCCGAAATTGGCTTGGTATAAGGCTTCGGGTCACCTCGCCGCTTATGACGACCGATGTTAGCTTTCCTGACTCGTGTACCATTCGCCCCCATGAGACTGCTAGCACCAAAGTGACCAACCATAAATCTACCTAGCGCTTCAGGACCGTGGTCGTCCTTCTTCATGGGCAGTTCCATACGCGGAACTGATGTCTCCATGTCTTCTTTACGCTCTGGGTAACGATATGCCATCATATCTGAGCGCAAAGCGGTACAACACCGGTTGATCATCAATCTAGGTCGCCAGTGCTCAGAATTGCTATCATCAATGTAGCTCATGTTCTGATCAATACGGCCTTCACGCAATGCCTGACGAATTAAATTGATGCGAACATTCAACTCACCGCCAGTACCCCCCATGGCCTGTATCTTCAATTTGTCCTGGAGCGTTCGACTGGACATCGGGTCAGCTGGATCGGGATAGAACATCCTGAGCTGCGGAGGGTTGAGACCTCTTCGCTTAATTTCCTCAGCAAATGCATCTGCCGTAAGTCCTGGTTCGTAAACCTCATCCAAAACATTGATTTCACCCCAAGGTCCAACTTGAATGAGAAGCCAAACGTTGGGATTGGTAAAGCCATAGTCCACCGCTGCGTATGTTTCCCAGTCTGGGTTGAAATGAAGAGTTCCAACGTGGTATTCTTCATCATAATCTTTGAACACCTGCCCAACAAACTCAGTGAAGTCTGCGAAGACTTCTTGCTTGAATAACTCAATTGTAAGCTCATCTGCTAGACTTACAATTTCAGAATCAATCTGAAGTCCGTTGTCATACGCAATTCGAGCAGCCGACCAATTATGGTGGACCTCCATCTGCTCAAGTAAAAACTTGACGTCCTCATCGGATGTCATTTCCTCTTCAGGAATGTCAAGCAAGCCACGCCGGCCACTAGGCGTGTACACGAATGGATTACGCCAAGCAGGCATCCTCCAAGATTGCCAGTCTGGCTGATATGGGTCTTGCCCCATCTCGAATTTGTCATAGAAATGGTTCTTGCCTTCAGGTGTACTAGTATGTATTGACCAGCCGCCATAGTCGTTGAGCATTGGGCGAACGAACTTCTGCCAAGTCGATGGCTTCGACTTCGCTGCCTCAACCATCAGCACTCCACAGAGTGCTTCACCAACTAGATTCTCAGGGTACTTCGCAGATTGTGTTGTGACCATGAAGGCGTTGTTCCATAATGAGAGCACCCCTTGAGAGCGACCGTCAATGGAGTGGTGAGATCCACTATCCATGGGGATTCCAAGATGCTTGACAAGATTCCAGATGACACGGAACTCCTTGTCCGCTGTGACATATTCATCTCCGACGATCCAGAACTCACGACGCTTGCCTTTCTTTCGCCATTGGTCTGCTACACCTCTAGCATATATCGCTTCTGGTAACAGAACGTGCCCGCCAAGCTCAGACTTTCCAGTACGACGACCAGCGCACCAAACCTTATGACGAGCATGACTGTTTAGAACTTGGCATTGCCCTGGATGTGGATTCCAGTCTACTTGTGGTGACTCATAAATGAGCCACGGATCAAGCAATGCTGTCATCGAACACCTGCTTGGCTTTATTTATGTTCTCTTCAGTTGGTTCTTCGCCAACATCAGCGATAGCAGATTCAACTTCGGGAGCAAATCCTTGGTCTGATCTGTAGCACAAGCCTTCATTAATCGCAGCATCCAAAGTGCTGTCGAAGTTCTTCTGTAGTTGCTCTTTGGTTGGCGTGTCGTGTATCATGCTGCTCTCCTTGGAGTCTTATCAACGACAACTGGGTAATCTCGCTTAGTGGCCGGCTTGTAACCATTATTGAAGTGAGTGTGATACCTATCAACTAGCCAATCTGATATCGGTTTGTTAAGCGGTCTTGCCTTAGCACCATTAATATGAACATCGGCGAATGCTTCGGCCAACATTTCTGGTGAATTAAATGGGCTACGCGCTGGCACTAGTGGACCAGCGCTATCCATATGCCTAGCATAGCCATTCACTTGACCTTTAAGCCATGATGCCAATCCATATTGGGTGCCACTCTTCTTGTGTAGACCTTCAACAAAGTTATGGAAGTCCAGGTAGGCGTCTATCTTCTGTCCACGTGCACTATCGTGCGGTTTGATGGTGCTATTATCTAACACGTGACCAAACTCATGCGTAACAGTATATCGCCATGGTCTCTCTGGGTCATAATCGCCGTGGAAACCAGATTGCTTTGCATACCTGTTCATTTTACGCTCTATATCTGGATTGCGCAACATATCAGCGTTCAAAACCATATCGACTTTGCCGCTGTTGTACAATTCAATTACAGCACTTGTGCCTAGCGGCATATCGCGCGTATGAACGTTGTCTAGCCTAACATTTGGGTACTTGGCAAGTAAAACGTCAAGCGTTTCATAAATATCACGCACATCATGGTGGTCAGGAACAGACAATCTAGCGAATTTGGTATTAGGATACTTCGCAGATATAGCTTGCCACATTTTACCTGGACCCTGCGGGTCTTTATCTAGCTTGTCCCAATCAATTACGCCACGCGGCTTGGCGACTATGGAAATCCCGCCCGGTGTTTTGTCCACCGGTACACGTTTCTTGGGCGGTGTTGTGGCAACTTTGGGCGGTGTTGGCTTATCTGTGACATCTGGCAGGTTAATAATCTTACCAGTCTCGTCAAATTCATGGCGTAACGCGGTATTGCCGACTTGATTCTTGCTTGCAACCTTCAAATGTGGGTACTTGTTGGCATATTTGCGTTGAATCGTGGACATGGCCTTGACATATTCAGCCTCTGTCTTGAATTTGCCAGCCTTTTTCTGTAGCCAAAGCTCTCTGCCGGCCTCTTTGGCGTGTGCGCCATAGGTGCTATTGATAACATCCCAAGTTGGCGGCGATTTTGATCGACCAATCTGTATCGCTTTGTCACGAACGTGCATTTTAACGCGCCTGTGACGCATACGCAGCCGTTTTGGCCGTCTACTAGCGGTCTTGGCGAATCTGCCGTGCCAATCTCGAACGTATTGGCGCGGCATAAGTTAACTCAGCCCTGCGTACGTGCGCGCGTAGGCGTGGTTAACTGCGCTATTCCACCAATCTGCTTTTGCCTGCGTCATGCCAGAAATGGGTCCACGCCTGCCACCGATAATCGGCCACGCCAGCGGGTCATTGGCCGGATAATCGATGCTGAACAAACTCGCGTCCGGTACCGGCGCACGCCTACGGCTAGGCCCAAACTTCTGCGTATTGGGTGTCGTGCGACCAATATTGTTGCCCCACGGACTGAGAATGCTGCGTGGCGTAGCACCACGACCCCAACCACTTGGTGTACCAGTTGCACTAGCAGTAAAGTTGCGGCCAGGACCCCAATATGAGTTGGCCGAATATGGACTGGTCATTAGTAGCCACCACCAAAGCCCTTGGGCGCTAACTCATGTGGCGTAACAATGCTTGGGCCCTTACCGACCGACGGGTTTGCGCCCTGCGGCAGATTCAACTTGCCTGCGCCGCCATGAGCACCTGGCACCAATGTGCCATCTCCACCAGCGCCACGAATATTGTATGCCGTACCGTTGCCAAGTACACTTGATCCCTTGCTACCACGACCCCTACTGCCGCCCCCACGAGACTGCCAAGCATTACCCCCAGAACCACCCTGGAACGTACTGTTCTTGCCACCACTCTGGGCGAAACTGGTACGGTCACCTTGTGCGCCTGCTGGAAAGCCGGCAGCGCCACGATTTGAAGTTGCCATTATAGTTATCCTTTACAGTTTAGTGCCACGTCTGAGACCTGTCGGCGCTTGATCGCCCATGTTCTCTACGGTACTCTTGATTGGCTTCGCACGCCCAAGTCCACCACCTGAGCCACCAATAGTGGGTTTGTCAAGTCTGTTCTTGATAACATTGTCTTGATATCTGGCGCCAGCACGAACACCGGAAGCACGTTGGGCCATAGTCAACTTGGCTTTGCCGCGCCTAGTGCTAGTTGGCGAAGGCGCAATACGTAGTAGCTTTCGCTTGAATTTGCCTTTGGCCATTATTTGCCCTTCTTGTAGGCAACATTCTTAGGTGTACGCTTGATGCCGGACAAAGACATACCACGTTTGGCAATCGGCTTGGCGTGTGGAAAACACTCTTTGAACATTTGCTCGTAGTGCTCTCGTGATGTAGCCATTATTTAGTCACATTCATCTTGGCGGCATTTACACCTTGCGCCTTAACGTGCGCCTTGGCCATTTTACTACCGCTGCCCGGACTAATTACCTTACTGATCTTACCAATATGCTCAGGAAAGTTAGCGCCGAAGTTATTGGCCATATTGGGCACGAATCTGTGCGCGCCTATATCTGTGCTTTCATGCACAACAAAGTCAGTACCGGATTTGTTTTCATCCGGCTTTGCTCTACCAAGACTACGTACAACACGCCCAATAAGTGCCATTGCGTATAACCCCTGCCTATTCCTCTGGCTGCGTCTGCGGGTTGTCTTCAACCGCAGTCAAGGTGCCATACTGCTTCATGCCCAAACTCGTGGGATCAACCGGATAATGCTCAGCCGTCTGGACGTAACGCGGGTTCAATGGCGCATTGGCATCTGGGCCACCCGGCATCTCTGGACGCTGCATACCAGGATAGGCATCAACGCTATTCGGGTATTGTAAGGCTGTGTTCGTCTGTTGAGCATACTTAACGTCGCTCGCAGCAAAGGTGCTACCTGATCCGCTCATGTTCGCCTCAAATTGGTGTGGAAGTACATACGGGAATGGCATTGATATTGCCTTCGCTTAGCATGCGTTGCTACCGCCATCTTTGGCAGTTCTACCTAGACCCTTAGTCACTTTGAACAATGAGTTGGCCTTGGCAGTTTGGTTCTTGTTGCTAGAGCCGTGCCCATCGACAATACCAAACTCAGTCTTGCCTGGTTTGATACCATGCGGCGTAACTTTCTTGCGAGCACGACCAGACATTCCACCGCCAACGTTGCCTACTCGTGCGCTTGAAAACTTATGCCCAAACGCTTTGTAATTAACGCCAGCAGTATGCCCCACGCCCGCAGGTGAGCTGCCACCAATAGCACCACGAAAGCCCTTTTTGCTCGCGCCTACGTGGTGAGCTGCTTTTGCCATACCAGCGTTGGCGACCTTGCGCGTAGCCATTATGGGTTATCGTTCGGCTGCTCAACGACGGGCGTTGAGGCTGTGGGATCAAGCAGAGTTAGAATTGTGCCGCCATATGCATCTGTAAATGCTACGGCATCTGTCGTGGTAGTCGTGCTTGTACCACGGGTAGCAAATGGCCCGTACACGCCATAAGCACCCTCAGCTGCGTACTGAATGGCCATTATACCACCTCTCTGTTAAAGTGCACACGACCAGTTACGCCGTAGCACTCATATGTTCAGCTACCGGCAGGAGGCGTAACTGGCGTTGCGTTCTGGAGCGTAGTCAGCGTATTAGCGGCCTTAGCCTGCGCCGTACCAGCATCTGCGAGCGCGGTAGTAACGGCAGCCAAATCGGCCACCGGCACCTGCGCAGCAGCGGGGCTGTTGAGGAAAGTGCTAACAGCGTCTGCGAGCGAGTTGCTAGCAGTTACCAAACTCTCAACATCCTGAACGACAGTGTTGAGTTCTGAGTCATCGAGCTGTACTGCGGCCATGATTTTACCTAACTGGTTGTTGATACTTTTGAGTTGCTGAAATAAAGCTTCGGCCATAAGCCAGAGAGTCTCTGCCAAATAGCCACCCACCACCGCGGTAGCGTTTGTGGTTTTGCGTTGAGGCCACACGGCTTACCTAAAGTTGGTGTTACCATATGGCGAGAATGTACCAGGTCCACCAGGCATATCGCTCTGGCGCACAGGCACCTTCGTGCTCGTGATGACCCACTGCTGAATCGCAAGCAAGTCCGTGTTGTCCACTACACGCGGGATTGGCTGAAGAGCCCTCCGCGGTAACGTCTGCCATGCGGGCATCTTACACCTCCACACTAACTGGTGTAAAGTCCAAGTAATAAAATTCTCCAAGCTCAAACTTTACATTTGGATTATCAACAGTAATTGTCAGTTGCCCAACAGGAGTCGCGGTAGCATATGCGCGATCTTCTGCAATCAAATCTGGATCGTATTGCGCCTGAAATACATATTGACACTGGTCCAAATAGTATGAGTTCGTTTGATGTTTTTCAGTACACCTAAACTTAGCGCGAGTATTCATTGCTTACGCCTCCAAAAGCTTGAGTGCACCCTTGACGAACTTGTCAAGTTCAATGGTCGCTGCCACGTAAGTGCTAACACCAGGAATGTATGCGCCATAGGTGTCAACGAACCCAAGCACCTTATCCAACGCATTCAATACTGCTTCTGCGTCAGTCTTGAAGGTGGCAGTGCTCGGAAAGCTCAGATCGGCGTTGGGATTAACAACAGCCATTATATTTGTCTCCTTGTTCGGCCAATTTCACAGCACCAAACCAAGGTGGTTACGGAAGCTCCCAGCGACCCAAACAACCAGAGTGGAAAACGCGCCGGGAGCCTCCGTAAGTGGTAACCTTGGCCGGTGCCCCACAATTTGAGTATAGCCTATATCGGGTTTGCGCGCTTGTGCTAAAAGTCGTACCCATTATGTCGCGTCGAACACGACATTGACAGTCCCGTCTGGTTGTTCAACTTCAGTTGCCACAATTTCATGGCCTTGCCACGCATCTGCGCCAGTCGTACGCTTGATTATGCGCCGTTTCTTGGCATTCTTGATCCGTTCACGCGCCTCTTTGCGTCGTTGCGCCAAATCCTTCTGCTTTGCGGCAATATCTTGCCATGTATCACCTGGTTGCCAACCTGGCGGTGGTTGTGTCGGCATTGTACTAGCGCTGTTTCCGGGTGCGTTGTGGTCTTCTACTGGTGGCACTGGCGCGTATCTGTGCTCAAACACCTCATCTGGCACTACTTGTTTTGGTTGCTGGCTTTCGGGGTTGGGTACAGGAACGTCCACCACCACTTCGGCATCCAACGATCCCATTCCATCGGCGTCATCTGCATGTATATCCTGCGTAACCACTTCCGCATCGATCACTCCTTGCCGTAATGCGTGACTTTGCTCACGCGTAATCTTTGCTATGCCACCAAGCATGTCTTCCCAAGGCGCTTTGGACACGTTAACCTGTACACGCTCTGGTGTTTTACCCGCCACGCGCTCGAAAATGTACTTGGCAGCTTCCAGTCGGTCACGTGGCTCAACAGTATCATCTGTAGCAACATTACAAATGACATCGATCATCGTGTCCAGGCGTTCGCGCAGCCGCTGGTTGAATCGCTTCTCGTGCTCAGCGACCATTTCGTCGTACTGGTCACGCGGAATTGTATTGGTCTTGCCAGCTACGCGTGGTATATTGCCAGTTTCATCACGGCAGCGACCTGCGCGCAGTTCCTCATCGTCCAAATCCTCAACAGACAGGAAGCCACGATCAAACGCTTCTTGTCTGCTCAGACGCGCAAGTTCATCTGCGTCCAATTTGGCAGACGCTTCTTGGAACCACGGGCGCAAACTCATGTTCGTGGTCCCTTGTAGTCGATGCCTGAATGTGTAGGTGGCCGACTGTGCCAGTCTTGTAGCACTTTACGTGCCAACCACCTACGTACTGTCAAGCGTTTGGGCAATTTTCTACAATCCACACTTACCACCCACTCGTGGTATCTGCGCTAGCAAACCAAATTGCATCACGTACCACTTGTGTCTGGTACACGCAGATCTGAACCAACAATTACCAAGCGACCAAAATGTAACACATCCACAATCGTGCGGTTTGTCCGCGGTGGTGCCTGCTTTGGGATCAATGGCTATAGTCATGAGTCTGGCCAATCGGTCGTATAAGTGGCATGCCGAAGTGCCATTGGGTGTTTATCCTCCTGGTGCTTTACCATTTCAGATTTGCCCTCCAATGTGCGTAAAGCAACGAATATACCATCTTTACCTGAGCAGTTTGCGCATGCCCACACTTTCACTTTGGTCCCATTTTGCGTATGCGACCAAGTTTGGCAGCTAGACCACCTACACGAATTGACTCGTTCGGCATCGAATTTGCGATCAAGCGTTCAATGCGACGTAGCATATCAATGTCGGTTTGCTCTATGCACTCAACTGGCGCAGCGTTCTGATTCACTTGAATCTGTACCTTAACCATTTGAGATTCCACCATTTAGGCAACGATGCGCATGGACCATCTTCGTGGTATTCTCTGCGACAGAACCAACCAAATGGCTGCTTGCGTGTACATTTACCATTCGCCATATACAAACCCGTCGTTTGGTCCACCGATCTGGACTGCCATATGCGATTGCGCAGGATAGTCATGCGGCTGTACAACACATACCAAACCCGTGATCGGGTTTATGTCACCGCAACGCCCAAGACGCTTTGCCATCAAACTCAGATTAGCAGCGCTAACACGTGCCGCATTTGGATGTTGGCTGGCACGCTTTGGTCCGATAATGCTTTTGTCACCCATTGTGCCACAACATTTCAATGACCTTCTCTGGTCCACCCATAACATGATGTTCTTTACCAGACTTAGTTGTGATCAATGTGTATGCGAACGAATCATTGCCGCCTGGTGTGCGTTTGTATATGGCTTGTACAGACTCGACACTATCTGAGTCTACATATACATCGCCTTGGCCAGACCACCAATATCCATCATGTACGGCTTTATCAAACCTAACCATATCTGCGCCTCCACTTGATTCGCTTGCTTGTGCCTATGGCCACCCACATTGCTCCGCACATACCACACGTATACATGGTGCCTGGTGTAGCAGTCATGTCTTTGAGCGCACAATCATGCTGTTCACTTGGTGTAGCCGTAAGTGGCCGCAAATCCATTTCTGTAATTGCGCGTGTACCTGCTATGTCTGGCTTTGGCAATGAACTTACTGGCGACATGAAATTTGGGTTAGCACTTTTTGCTAGCGGATGGTCTGGGTGATAATGTATCATGCGCTTATCTGTCCAAAAGTAAGACATCACTCACCACCACAATCATGAGCAGAACAACTAGCACATACCCAATGTCCAAACAGTTTGCGCCCACAGAAGATACAGTTGAATATGTTAGTACTTGGCATCAACTACCACTCCCGTTCCATGCGACTCGGTTTGGGCACACAACGCTTGCCTGGCCTGGGCGCACGCCGATTGCGCACGAGAGGTGGTTGAGCGCCATACCTGTCTGGGTTGCCACATACATATGGCGAGAATGGATCTGGTTGATTTGGGTTGGCCGTATCTGTACGCTTACCTGCGACCAAACGCAACAGCTGAGCATTGGTATCTGGATCTGCGATTGGGATGCGTGACAGCGACCCGCCAGCGCTGAAGTCAATGACCGGATTTGGGAACATACCTTCACCAAAGCCGAACTCAGATTCCCACTTTGATCGACCAATGTCGCGATGGTATTGGAATGGGTTCGCGTATCCACCAGGCATAGCGCAACCCTACGCCACGCGAGTCTGGCGCGCCTACGCGCGTAAATGACCGATGTGAACGAACGCCACGCGTGCGTGGGCTGATAGCAAGCGCAATGAGTGCTAGTACTTGGCATCAACTACCACACCAGAGCATGGTAACTTTTCAAACTGCCTGGTCCTAGCTTTTCTATTACCAATAATTACCACTAATAATCCTCCTACCAGGTAAAATTACCAATTACCAATTACCACGTCATTATTCGCTACGCGATCATCGTAACCTCCACCTCGCCTCAGACTCGTCTCGTTACCTAACACACTATAAGGAGCTGTACACGTGGTAACGTGGTAATTGGTAATTTTAGCCCATTTCACCTGGTAGACGGCTTACCAAGTGTGGTAATTGGCCCAAAATCGTGGTAATTCTTTACGCCATAGTTAATTAAGCACCAAGCAAATACGTTGCAACATAGCAACAAATACTTGCTAATCAAGATCTTTCCTGCGCAATCCCACATAGCATCGCACTGATTTCCCATCAATAGTCTTGGTTTGTGGCCTGCCTACACCAATCTCTTTTGTCAGTTGTGGGTGTGTCAATGGGTGGTGTATGCCATTTGTAGTACACCATCTGGTATACAATTCAAACACTTCAAAGGCTGGCAACACCCAATCAGGATTCCATTCAACCAGTTTCGGGTATGCTCTACCCTTGGCAGCAGCACGTTTGCGTGCTTTCTCAAACGCACGAGCACCATCTGTACAATCTGTATATCTCTCAAATGTCTCATGTAAAAACGTCTGGGTAGCATTGAAATGGCTAACAACATCACCACATAATTGCTTTACACGTTCAGGCCAATACTTGCGACGCAAACCATCTTGTTGGTACATTTTCCAGCCTTCAACCAACCAAGCAAGTACAGCAATACCACTATGCTGCTCAATGGCAGTCTGCGCCCCATAGTCATTCTGGTTGCTTGCTATGGGTGTTTCAAATGGCAATATCAATACACGTTCACGCGTGGCATCGTCTGGGTTGCGTATCTCTGGTTCAGTATTACACGCTATCAAAGTCGTAAATTGAGGACGTCCAACAAAGATCTCATTACTGTATTTCACTTCTGCTTGTACTTCATCATTACCAGTCAGACGCTTGATTGTCGCAGCATCCATACTGTTATTATCAATCTCAGACATACCAGTAACACGTAATGGTACAGCACGTACCAGTGCTGGGTTCAGTTCTTTTCTATTAAACAGACCTACATCTACAGTTCCATAGTAGTCGCCCAATGCACCACGCAATGCCCCAAGCATCGTGCTTTTGCCAGTATCATGTTCACCATACAGAAATATCAGCAGCTTCTCTGGGTTTGCTCCAACCAGCAGATGTCCCATGACTTTCTGTATAAACAACCGCATTTCTTCATCTGGTTGAAACGTCTCAAGGTAGTTCATCCAGAGTTGGTAGCTTTCTGTCAGGTCACCTTCATGTACCAAATCACTGTCCCAAGGTATGTATGGCACATTGGTATTGTATGTTACATAGTCCTGCTTGCGTGGCGGTGCTAGCTCCATCGTTGCCAGATTCAATATACCATTGGCGCAACCAAGCAGCATTGGGTTGTTATCAAATTCATTACCAGATAAGCGTACAGGTTCATCATCATCTACATATTCACAGCGTGCCATAGTCAATGCATTCTTTACTTGGCTGGCATTACCATTTCTAATTGCCCAGCGTTTCCAGACTGCTTGTAGTTTCTCATCATCGATCGTGTACGAGTAAGCGCGTTGTCTACGTGCCACAACCTCAAATGCTTTATTTATCTCAGCATCATTACTATCACGATACCAACGACCATTACTCCACAGCACCCAAGAGCTTCTGCTGCTTACATACTTTATATTGTCAGTGTATATGTCAACCAGATGCCTGCCATTACCACGATCATTCATATCGTATTTGCCAGGCTCTGTATCCTGCTTATCCATTGGTCCAATGATATGTCCCAGACCAGAATAATCAAGCGCAGCTATGCTACCATCTTCATCAATGACAGGTGCCCACGCATCAACGTCAACAACATTATCACCATTAGCGCATGTATCACTTGCCAGAATCCCGCCAACAGCTTCCCAACCTGGCTGTATCTTGCTCAACGCACCAATCAGACTGCGCTGTATCTCAGCAGGTGGTGGTATGGCATCACGTTCTTCACCTGCGTGTTTGCGCCACGCCTTGCTGTATACATTTATCGCTTTCCACCAGCCAGAATGTCCTTCTGCTGCCTTACGTGATATAGCCCAATGCGCACTGGTAAGTAATGGGTGGCTCTCAGCGCTAGCATCAAGCTCTGCTAGTTTCTTTTCAAGCAGATTGCTCATACCGGTACACATATCATTGATATCAACGAATGTATCTCTGGCCCACTCAAATAACTCATCAGCAGTCATATCAGCTATTGGGTCATCAGACTCAATACCAATATTCAAATAGTCGAACCACGCGAACGGTAATACGCTCACGTCATCTAGAACGGGTATTCCGCCGCGTTCAGGTTCGTGCTCACTAGATGGTAGTATTAAGCCGTTAGGTAGCCGCCATCGGTATAACTCATAATCGGCATCAGGGTTGACACTCGGCCACACGAGTGTGTAGCGATGCGCTTTCTGTATTATGTCTATGCACTTAGCTGCTTTACCTATAAACCTGTAACCTGCGGGCACAGAGTACATGGCGGTGTACGAACCACTATCAGTTTGCCATCGACTACTGCTACAAAGCGTCGCTGGCAAATCTCCAAATCTTTGTTCCAGTTCTCGCAGTTGTTCAGCACCATTTTTCTCTTTGTAATTGTCTACATCAATTCCGATTAGTTCCCAACCACGTGGCTGTTCACCTGGTGGTACATATCCAGGTACATCGCCCAAGCGCAATGCTATGTTATGTGGTCCAGTTGTTAACCAATTTGTTATTTGCTTATCTGATGGATATGGTGCTGCTCTACCAGTGAACCCTGTAGGTGGTGGATGCTTTTTACGATCAGGAATTGGTATGGTGCCGAGCCAACCAGATTCACGATACTTCCATGTGTAACTAAATGCGTCAGTGCCATCGTTGGCATTGGGCATAAGGCCCCCATATTCAGCAACCGGCCAAGGTCGGTGTTAGGTTGTTATTTTACCAGACCTACATTTTAAGTCTAGCCTTTAATTATAGGCTATTACGGCGTGTTTGTTTTACTTATCACTTAATTCATCGACGCTGGCAAGTAGCATATTCGCCATCATGTTATGTACAACTTCGACCGGCAAATCTGTCAAGCTAGTCATCACATCCATGTAGTTTTGGCTCGCAGTTTCGCCTGATTGACGCTTCTCCATCAGCTCAATAGTGGTGCCCTGCCACAACGATTGCATATCTGTACGCACCTCATTGATGTAATCATCGAAGTCAGCTGCTACTTCACCCGGTTGAAATGCACGTGATGTGCCAGTCTTCAAATTCCAAGCAGCTGCCACGGCACGAAATGCTTTATCGCCATCAACTTCACCTGCTTGTAGTACAACCAGTTTGTAATCTTCTTGCTCTTCGTGTTTGCCTGGTTGTCCAAAGTCATTGTCTTCATTGATTTCGCCACTCATGCTAACTTTCCTCCGTGTCGGTATGGGCGTGTTAAATTGTATTCGTGCTTGCGTAGCAACGCTTCTGTAATAGGTATATCCATTTTCGCACATGTATCCAGGATCCTGATTATTACATCAGCAAACTCAGCAGCTAAACCTTCTGGTTTACCAAGTAAGTCTGTACCAGATAAATTGGGTGGTCCTTCCCAAGTCTGTATACCAGTGTATCCGCTGTTAAGTGGTGGATCACAGACATAGTACAGGTATGGTTTGTTATCACGATATTCTTCCAGCGCTTCAGATAGCTCAGAATGCATAAGTGCTATCATCTCACCCATGTTGCGGTCAATCAAGCCCATAGGCAAGTCTGGGCCTCCACCCCACCAACCATGATCAACTGCGCAACGGTGTACAGATTGTGCATAACTATTTAGTTGTATCGCAAACTCAGTCTGGTCAAATGGTTCATTCTTATCCACTACATCCATTACAGATCCTTCCACTACTTCAACAAAAACTTTACTACTTGATGCTTTGCGCCGGTAGTAGCGCATAGGCTCGTCGTTGACGCGTGTCTTGACTTCATCGCCACAGGCATAAAAATACAGCACATCACCTGGTTTGAGCTCAAGACCGGGCAATTCAATAGAGTGTTCATTCACAGATAACGCTCCTTTGCCCATTTGGTTACTACATTGCTTACAAAATGTTCATCAATCTCCCACTGCTTCTTTGGGTCGCACGCGCCTAAGTTTCGTTGGGTCAGCATACCCAAAAGTGACTCTGCGTAGTGCAAATCCCTGCGCTTGTTGTAGCCTCCTGTTACGCCCATGCTTGGCCGATCTGTGAATACCATTCACACGTTGCCTTCTCCTGCCTGGTCCATATTGAATACGTACTGGTTGCTCATCCTTGCTCTTTGGTGGGTGTGCTAGCACTGGAAACGCTATATGTACAACAGAATCTTTGTAATGCTCTTTGCTCATGTTGGTATCCTATACTTTCTTGCTAGGTATTCACTTCGTGTAGTACCCATAGCATCACCTGTAATGCTAGTGCCAGACCAACCATCGCCAGATGTAACTATGTGGCGTGTAATGCTGGTAGGGCTTGGGTGTACACCATCTAAGGTAACAACATTTTGTAGTCTATATGGCTTCTCTGCTACTTCATGTTCCAGTTGCCATTGCGCGAATGTCCTGCTAAATATCGCAACTGCTTTCGTCCCAGACCAACCCATTCGTCGTCTGTCACGCTCCACCCGCCGCTTCTGTAAATATGCTTCATATTCGGGCGTAAGTCTCTGTAAATCATCCACTCTGATTGTAGTGCCGTCTGGTGCCTCAACCAACGTGTCGCCGCCGCGCCCACGAAATTTGTCCATCTCATGGACATACTCATCACGCTTGCGCTTAACCTCTGCCTCCAATTTGCGGTTTTCATTCGCAATCTCGTCAACTTGGTCTTGTATGCGTTGCTTAGCTACAGCTTCGGCAATGAGCTTCTGTAAATTATCTTGGTCTGGTTCAACTTCAAGCACTCTAAATTCTTCGGCCACAGGCTTAAGCGGCCATCGCTTAACAAGCGCAATACCGATGCGACTTGTTAGCCAATACAACGGGTATGTACTGGCTACACTCGCGCCATCAACAAACATATCAAGCACTTACAACATCCTTTAGTTGCAAGAATATATCTTGCCAATGTGTTAAACTGGTTGGCTGGTATAGCGCAGACATATACTCAACATATGGTGCTATTGGGGCATTCTCTTCTTGCCATAACAAAACTAAATCAAATGGTAGCGGCGCAAAGTCAGGCAACAATCTCGGGTCATCGCTAGTAAGTATTGGCTCAATGATTGCTTGGTGGCAATCCATACAGACTACATGTCCGCTGTCAGTTTTTGTAGTCCTGTGTACGTGTCGCTGGTCTGGTCGCAAGCCACAAGCGCACAGGCCATTACTCATAATGTAGCCGCCACAAGAGCAACCAGGTATGGTCATGCCAACTCCAGTTGTTTTCTTTGTACCTCAAGCAACTCTTCCAACAACGCCCTGATTTTGGTTAGCTCATCCATCATCGGTTGCATTGCTATTGTTACTTCTTTTGTTATATCTGGTATTGTCGGTAACAGACCCATGTCACCAAACCCTTCTAGGTTGTGGTTTGCCTTCACTCTCAAGCTGTTTGTAAAATGCGGCTGTTCGCTCAAACGCATTAGCTAAGTATTCAGCATGGTCTATATCGACAGCTTTGCGTATCGCTACACATTTGTCGTCTTCAAATACGGCTAGTTCATTATCCAGATCTATCTCAAAACCTAGATGTTCACCATTTGCAAATTGGGTGCCATCGTCGTCAAGTGACCAATCAAGTTCTGCTGTCATTGATCATTTCCTTGGTATAAAAACAGCTAGTGCCATCACTATTGTTTTCACCATACTCAAGAATGTTTGGGTACTTATCAAACATTTCAATGATGTGTTCTGGTATATCTACCATTTTATCAGCACCAACATTCCAATGGCCCACCCGATATTAGCAGCCATCATGCCTGCCCAAAAACCTTCCCAAAACTTTTTCATTACCATGGCCATTCCACCAAAGTGTCACCATCATTTACACCGCCGAACACCTGTTGTGCGTGGTTGCGACCCTGGTGGTTGGCTGTTTGGTTACATAACTTGCTGCCATTAGGCTGGCGGCTGCCGCACCTACCAATACTCCACAGATACTTCTGTGCTATTACAATCGGGTCCGTGCTCATTCTTCCTGCTGGGTGTCGCGCTTTAGCTTGTTCTTTAGTCATCATATTGCCCGGTAGCAGGATGGCGTTGCAAACTTTCCTCACGCGCCTTCAACAAAGCATCTGCTTTTGCGTCCGCATCATACTCGTAATTGGGGCCGTCAGCTTCACTCTTTGGTCCTGGTGCTGGCTGCTCTTTAATATGTATGTAGCTTTCTGGTACTGGCTCGCCAACAGACAGCGTTTGCCAACGACGGTACAGATCAACATAGCTCTCATCATAGCTGCCAAAGAAGATGGCAAAGAAGTGCCTCAAGCACTCTACTTCAGTATCATACAATTCTCCACTAGCTGCAAGCGGCAAGCCATCGCGCAATATACGCCAATACCACTTGCCGTCGTATTCTTGGTGTACAGTCTCGGCTATGTTTGGTAGTGACTCAGGCATATGTTTCTACTTTCTCTGGTTGTTTGGCCGCTGGCGGGTTACCAGCTTTTGTTGCGTCTTGTATTGCGCCATTTACTAGTGTTGCATACTCTGGGCAATAAGTCACCCCAAGCTTAAGCGTATCAACTGCTTGCGGTATTGTTAAGTTAGCCAAGTACATACCGTGTATAAACTTCAGCACGGTTGATTCTGTTGGGCTAGCATCAAGAACTTGGCACATTAAAAGAGCATCATGCCGTTGTTCAGGACTACCATAAGTTGGGTCGTCGTCAGGATCGGCTTTCGCTTGGGTCATATTCAAACACGCAGCAGCCACGAGACCACCCAGGGCAATCTTCGCAAACGTTGTCCGGACTGTCCATACCGAAACTATCGGCATATTCAAAAGTCTCTTGTACTTCATTGCGGTCACTCCTCATGGAATTGATAGCCCTCCTTGGTAGCACCAAGAATTGCTAATCTGCGTACCACTTCGGACGTTGACCTAAACCCGCCACGGGCTGCGTACTGTTCAAAAAACTTGAGCAAATCTAGCTCAACATACACGCTTATGCGTTCAGTCTTAGCAGAATTTTCTCGCAGCGGAATTGGTAGAAGTGGGTGGCCAATAAATGGCTCTCTGCTTTGAAACGCATCTTCCATGCGATCGCGCCAGTCGTCGGCCATAGCGTAAGTCTACTCCATCGGGTTAGTTCAGGCTACTACATTTAGGTGCCAGTACTGTATAACTTATGCAGAGACGGGCATTCCTTTTTGCTGTGGTTCAAAGCACGTTTAATGGCCCATGGGTCTGACCAACTCCCTATCTTGATCACTTGAAAGCATTTTACGCATGTAGCTACATCATTGATGTATAGTGTAAAACCTACTGCTTTGAGGTTGTTAGTCACCTCTTCAATTGCTGTTCTAGCTGCTTGGTCATACTTTGTACATTCACAACCAGGATGTAGACAATGAGCGCGTTTATCTTTGCTCATCCTGCCATCACCTTTGCTGTGCTCAACAAAAGAATGCGTACACATACAGATGGCATACATCATTCGTTCATACTCAAGTTGTTTGCCACGTTTACGATTTTTGGCTCTTGCGGATAATGCTTCAGGACTATTATCAGGTTTTGCTATTTGTCGTTCAAAGCTGCCTGTTCGTTTCCATCTCATATAGTGTTTATAGCAAGCACATAACTTTGCTCTGAATATTGGTTCATAGCACAATCCGTCGGCATCAATAACTTCACATTGTTTGCCGGTCTTGCTAGCTTTCTTATGGCGACCACACCTACATCCTGGATCACACTTTGGCATGGCCGTTCCGTACTCGATAAGCGCCACGCGGACCGAATAGGTGCGGCCACGCCTGAGCACGAAACTGAGGCTTTGCCTTAGCTTTACGCAGGAAGAGTAACGCATGACGGTCGGCATCTCTAGCGTGTACTAAACCGCCGACTGGGTCGTACATTTTCCACTCTTTAAGTCTATCGTCAGTGCAAACTCTTTTAGCGTCTGTCGGCGTTTGAACGTGATAGTCTCGTCCTGATTCCCAGAGATTATAACCGATGGCGGCGGTGATGCGAACAGGGCTAAGCAACTCACGATCCATTCGGTGGACCCTGAGTTGAAAATCCTCAATAACCACGGACGCACACGGCCAGCTCTTAATGAACTTAACAAGGTCATAAACGCCTGAAAACTCTCCGTCTGTGCTAATTCCTGGGTGCAATGTGGTATCCAAATTTCCTCTGTGGCTACCGCAATCCACCTGTCCGTGCTGGTGCTGCCAAATATTTGACAGAATGGGCACGTCGGGCTCGCATAATGATTCAGGTGGGACTGATATGAGCGCCCATCCTGTAGTGCCGCCAGGATCGATGGCGATAACAGTTGCGTTGTCATAAGTTATTTCCTCATCTAAAATGTATCTGCGCCTCCGCTTAGTTGCCTTAGTTATGTCAACTGTCGTAATGCCACGCATACGAATAGCTGTAGTTGTCACGTGCCACTTTCCCTACCATACTGCACTCACTGGTGTCAATTTTAATGGTAAGGACAGCCGGCCAAGGCTTTATTGATATGTTAATGCTAATTTGTCATCTTCAGTTAAGCATGCTGTGTGTAGCAACAAACCAGTCACTTCTGTAGTATCATCGCCACATTTAAAAAATTGTTCACACCGAATACAACCATCCTTAAGTATTGCCATAAGCAATCGTTGCTCAGGTGTCATTTGTTTGTCCTAATTCTATGCGCTTCAGGTTTGTAAATGCGATCCTCCCAATTCGCCCATGGGAAGTCGCAACCCTGCTCGACGTCTTCCCATCCTTGAAATGTACACTTTTTCATAGACTCACAGCTGATCTTCACATACGGCTTTATCCAAGGGTGTGCTTCTGTGAGCACTCGTCCCATTTCACGTATAATATGGCAGATTTCCCATTGGAACATGGAACATGCTCTATAGGCATAAACTGCAAGAAACTCCCTAACTGGATATTCGCACATGATATATGTTTCCGTACCAATTGGTAAGATATATCTGGCATCTTGGTAGCTCACTTCTTCTTCACAAGCGATTCTGTAAGCATCATGAGCAGCTTCTATAGCTTTACTGAAAGCCTCCCTGGCCCGAATGGAGCGAAAAACGGACTCTGGGAGGCGGTAATTGGGCCTATCCCCCATGTAACTTGCTCGCATCGACTGCTGATGGAAAGCCGCACGTCTGGACCTAACGAGTTGATGTGTCGTCGCACGAGATAAACCAATGACTTCAAATATAATAGTTTGACTTTCGAGCGCAGTTTGTAAGCCACCCTTCATCATCTCTTCCCAGTCACCGATGTCTCCATCGTCGTCGGCAGGTATTCCAATTGTTGCGCGTTGTGCTTTTGATAGCGTTCTCTTGAATGATTCTTCATCGATGCCTTGGACCAATTTAACGGTAATATCATCAAAACCAACATCGATATGAGCTTGGTCGTAAGGGCTAACATGATGGCCGTCATTGGTGGTGTGTTTATTGAAAGCAGCATCACGAAGAAGAATGTTATTGTCATGACAGTCTTTCGTCCTGCTAAATGCGTACTTGTCGTCCATTACTTATCCTCTGGTTGTTTTAGTTGATATTTACCCATGTGTTGCCACTCTGCTTCAATCAGCTCTCTGATGTTAATGCGTAGCCAACCATCTTTGGTGGTATACTTACAACCGATTTCATCTAGCAATTTCAATATGGGTTTATACTCTTGCCTACTTGCAGCACCGGCCTGTGCTAGCATTTGCATCAATGCTTGCGCTTTTTGTCTATCTTCAGGAGATGGTGCGCGTTCACCACTTATATCCCTATTGACGGCTTCAGTCATAATTCAACTGCCCACAGATCTCGAACTTGAATGCTCACTCCAAACCCTTCTCTCTTGATTCCTTTAATGATAATCGCATCAGCCCCACCAAGACGTAGTGACTCAATACGGTCTGCAAAATCTGGGAAACACCAACGATTGAATCTGACATATACCTCGTCATCACCGTCGTCAATACATTTAAGCACACAAGACTTAAGCAAATGAGGATCACGCGTGCTCTCAAGGATTTCTGCGACTTCTCTACCGCTTCTGGCTCGCTCATCTTCAATCAGATCCTTGTATTCACGAACCATCGGGATACCGCACCATACGACTTCATGTTGCCCATCTCTTGGTAGTGTATCTGATGTATGTGTTGGCGTGGGCAGATAATGCTTATTGCCAGGGCTTAATTCTTTTCGCAAGTCTGTCATTACACTGCGTATGTAATTCAAATTGAACGGGTCTGGATCCAGCGCAAACGATTTAATTTTGTTTAGTGTTGCTTCGCCTATTCGCGGCACATTAATGAGGTCATCCCAATCAGGACTGGTCTCCCATACGGTTTTGTCCAGGTAATCCACAATAGCTTTGGCAGTTTTCGGCCCGATACCTGGGATTTGAAGAAAACCAGCACACACAGTACGGTCGTCGGATTTAGTCCAAGTGATGTCACTTTCGATGATGTCAGGTGATACCACTTCAATTCCGTGTCTGCCAGCATCCTTGAGAAGTCGATTGCGTCTAACATCATCAGGGGTTTTGCGAAGTTGGGCTGCGTAAAATGCAGCTGGGTGGTGTACTTTCAACCACATTTGCCAGAAAGCGAGCAAACTGTAAGAGATACAATGGGCTATGTTGAAACTGTATGTAGCCGATGTAGCCATGAACCTCCAAATCCGGCGAGCCTGTGCCGGTGTACAACCGTGTTGACCACATGCATTTTCCTCAAACTCTTTGTACATCTCATCAAACTGAGCTTCGCCCAACTTTTGAGAAATGATCTGGCGAATCGCGTGAATCTTGGTCATGGGAAACCCGCCAAGGTCGCGGATAATCCTTAGAACCTGCTCCTGGTAAACAATCTGCCCATACGTCCAAGAAGCGTATTGATCCACGATCGGGTGGTAATGTTCAATCCTTTTGCGACCGTGTTTGACATCAACATACGCAGCAGCCATTCCGCTGAATAGTGGTCCAGGTCTACTAAGGGCATTGATGTCGGCGAGATGTTGGAAGTGATCAGGCTCAACGTCACGACATACCAGCCTGGTTGCACGTCCTTCAAATTGGAATATTCCGATAACATCGTTTTGTCGAAATGCACGCAACGTTGCTGCGTCTGTAATTGGGACACGATATAAGTCCTCCAAGTCCATGTCGATTATGCGTAGCGCGTGGCCAATCATGCCCATGGTAGCAAGACCCAGAATATCTTGCTTTAAGAATCCTAAGTAGGCGGCATCTTTTTTGTCATAGGCAACAACACTCGTAGATTGACCCGCAACCTCTCGTGTGTACGTTGCACAAAAATTGTTAATCGGAGCGTTGGAAATAACGAGTCCTGCCGCATGAACCCCCATTCCACGGTAATTGCCCTCCAACCGGATAGCGTTGGCGAGGTTCGGATGACGGTCCAAGACATCTTGTGCTTTAGCAAAGGTAGCAAAAGTGTCTTCGAGCGAGTCTGATAGTCGTGAGTCACCACCACTCCTTTCAATGATTAGACCTTTGACAGTTTCGACTTCCCACTTAGGGATTTGGTAAACTCGCGCCACATCATCCAAGCTATTTTTACCACGATACCTGGTAAAGTTTCCGATGTGACCGACACACTCGGCCCCATACTTTTCAGCAGCGTACTGGAATACTTCGTGACGCCTTTCATCATCAAAGTCGAGATCAATGTCGGGCAATTCTTCCCGTGTTGGGTCGATGAAACGCTCAAATAGCATGTTGGGGTGTTGTACAGGATCAACCTCTGTGATTCGCAATAGGTAGCACACGACGGAAGCGGCAGCAGATCCACGTGCCGGGCCAACAGGAATCTTGTTGTCTTTAGCCCACCTGACGATATCGGATGTGACGAGAAAATAATCAACGAACCCTTTTCCAATAATGAGCCCAAGTTCATTTTCAACCCTCTTCACATATTCCTGGCGGTTTTTCTTCAAGTTGGTGTTGCGAGTACGCTTTACGCGGAACTCCCAGCCATAGTTCAGCCATCTACGCAGTAGTTCTATAGCCTCTGGGCTCGCTTGAGCCAGTTTGACCTGCTCTGATCCGGTCGTATAGGCTCCAGTTAATTTCGCAACTCTAGTTACGATGTCATCAGACATTGGTTTTGCAACCACCGACTGGCATACGATCCATCATACAGCTTGGACAGAACGCAGGTTCATCGGGTCCATCAATTATCATATCACTGCCACATTGACATTTAGCATGTAGCGGACACCATGGATCGGGACAAATACAGGTAGTTCTGAAGTCTACACCCATGGTGCATAGTCACTTTCATCTATCTTGTAGCGAATTGGCTCAACTTTAGGCAACATCACATTACAGCGATCGGCTATGATGCTGGTATTAAATAACGCATCTTCTGCGCCTTGTTCTGTTAATCCAGTGGCACGTAAGTCATCCCAGACTCTGGTATCAGATTCTGGTATATTAAGGGTAACATCGTATTCCCAACTCGCCTCAACCTGGGACACACTAGCAGAACGATGAGCTGCATGCAATATCTTTTGCATTTCATTGTCTCTAGCAAACACATAATGGCAATCGCTCGTCGCAGCAAGAGCAACTCCGGTATCGTGGGATATTCGTTCATATGCCGCGTTGAGCGCGCAAGTACGCTCAAGTCCAGGAAACCTTTGAGTTTCAATGTAGTATCTGTCACCAAATATCTTCTTGTACCACTCCACAAGCCTAATGGCACTTTGGTAGTGTTCAGGGGTATAGGTAAGTCTTTTGTCACCAAATGACTTTCCGCCCAAGAGCGTACACGCGAGAGTGCTGTCTGCGCATCCGGAAAGTACAATGAGGCCAGCGCTGTACTTCTCCAACGTTTCCAAATGTATCGTAGGCCATCTGTAAAAATCCCGCCAGCTTTGCGACACCATTCGATTAAGGTTAGCATAACCTGAGTGGTCCATAGCCAGAATAGTCTGATGGCACTTTCGACGCTCTTTGGGCCCAGCAATATAACCTTCCACGCCATATATGCCTTTGATTTTAAATTCTTCACAAGCCTTCTCCAAACTCGGGTGCGAGCTTGTATTGCCATGTTCAGTTAACGCCATCGCTTTCATACCTAGATTGGCGCAATACTCTACATGTTCACGCGGCAACCCGAATCCATCTCCATAACTGAAGGTGCTATGATGGTGAAGTGAAACGTAACGCATACCTAATTATACGCCTTCAGTCCCTTTAGGGCTACCCCAAATGCGACCCAATATGCGTAAGCTATGGCCAATTAAGTCAGATAGTATCTCATCTGTCTGCTCGCCGGCCATATGTCTACCATCCCACAAAGCACGCTTTAGCTTATGTACTTTGTTCCAGATGCGTACAAACTCGCCTTTGGGCCCCAGATCTAATGCGTGGTCGTCGCCATAGTCGGCGGTTTTCTCAAGCCACAGATTCAACACTTTAGGTAGTGCTAGTACAATTATTTTGTATGCTTCTTCGTGCGGTATATTTATAAACTCGTAAATAATTTTGTTATCCCTCTCATTGATAACAAACAAAGTAGGTAACTCTGTATGTGCTAATGCTGTTGCGCGTATCATTTTGGCCAAGTTGTGGTCTTCTTCATCTTTAAGCGGTCCCCCAACTAATTCTGGCCCACCCATATTGGTTGTTTGCGACTGCGCATACCAAGGCGCTCCTGTGCCGGCAGTAGTGTCGCCATAATCATCGCATCCCATTTTGTTCCCTCCACCTTTCAATTCGCCATAATATATTCGATTGGGCATCATCCAATGTATGAAAACAATGCATTTTACGTATATGTTTGTTATATGGTTGGTCTCGCAACAGACTTATAATCCCAAGATGATCGGCTTGTTGTATCATCTCAGGCAAGTCGTCAAATATACATACAATACGGTCTTTGCCTACATACTTTACAAGATCGCGATATTTATGTTCACCATATATTACGGCGTCATACTGAATTCGATTACGTCTGAGCCAATGACGAGTATCTGGGTCGATGTTGTCAAGCCGCAAGTATGGGCGCGTAGTACAAATCCACAACTCTGCGCCAGTTTTTCTAATTGATCTACAAAGTTCACTAGCTCCTGGGTATGCTGGCATGGATCGCTTTTGTCCGCCCTGGCGATAAGCAAGTTTACAATCGCGGTAGGTTGCTTTGCTAGTGCGCATGAACTTGTGCAACGGAAGTCCCGGATTGATGTCTTTGGCATTGGGCATTGGCCGTCCATACCAAGCTTCTGCGAATCGCAAGAAATGCCCATGGTAATCTCCTAAAGTGCCATCAATGTCTATGGCCACAACTGGGCCATTGCCATTATGTTTCATAGTTTAACCACGCCGGGCGTAGGTGTGGATTATCTTGGTAAAACTCAGCTATGGTTGGGCTATGTATTTTTTGTTCTGCTAGCTTGTTAAAAAAGTCTGGATATGCAGCATAAAATTCATCGACAGTTGGTCGGGGCCTATTTTCTTGTGCTAGCATCTTGAATCTGGCACGTCCTGCTTCATATGCTTTGTAAAAGTCTTGTGGATTATCTTGGTAAAATTCAGCAATAGTTGGCTCAAGCGTTTCACGTAAATTGTCCATATTGTCTTTGTACATATCTTCGCAACAGTTTGAGTCATGCATATACACATAGCATTCCTCGCCAAGATCGTTATTCATCACTTCCGTTAGTCGGTAAGTGTGTCTGCTTTTGAACATATCATTTAATAAATCACGTGGATCTGTCGGCGCAGGGTTAAAAACAACACTATTCTGCTCTTGGTACATCAACAAATCTGTACCACTAGTTTGCATCTTCTCGCCATGTCCAGGGCCAAATAATAATATAGCATCATACATGATCGCTCGCCAACACTTTCATTGACTCAAAGAATGCATCAGTTGTCAGTATGCCTTTTTGCCAAGCACCATAGCGGCCAACATGTACAAAGTCAGCTGCGGCTTTGCTATTATGTCGCAATGGCTTCTCCACTACGCTAGTACCACGCATTGGCGGCTTCAACGTAAGTCTGCTGTTAATTTTATGTAAAGGATCGTATGGCCACTCCATAGTACAATAACCAAATATGTTGCTTACGCGATACCATGTATGTTCGTCTGTGCCATCGCAAAACACCATATCCTCTGGTGGCCTAAACATACGCACGCGTTCATCTTCAGTATCACCTAGCGCCCACACTTTTGTACTTTCAAATACATCGCCAGGCTCTGCCCAAATCTTACGCGGTACTGTGCTGATTACAAGATCATGCTTGTATGTTAAATAATAGTTATTGTATTGTTCTTTGCCTATAAAGTCCCAAGACTCAATTTCATCTTGGTATCTATCCCAGATGCCATCGTATGTGTAGCGGATGTCCCACACGTAGTGTTCCTCAAGGAAGTCTTCTGGGCTCACTGTACCGTCCCATTCGGCTCCGTACACTTTGCGCCGGTATTCTTCGGGCGTCCCGCGTAACGCATATCTTACAAGCGTAGGTGGCCCACAGTCTAATTGTGGTATAGCTTGGTGTAGATATTGTGCACCATATAGCTTGCTCTTCTGCTTCTTGCTATATATGCGAAAATTCCAACCAGATATTTCAGCAGCATGCGCTACCAATAAACCCGCCGGGCCGCAACCTAGAATAGCAACGCTTTTAGTCATGACTTTGGCCCCCGATCTACAACCTCACACGATAGCAATTCTGGGTCGTCCCACTCAGTCTGCTGATCAAAGAAGTGCGGAATCTCAGTACTCTTTAGAGACTCGCTGAGCTTGTCTTTGACGTCATCTTCGGACTTACCAAAAATTATAGTTTCACCCTCTTGTCGCCATCTAATTCTGTAAAGCATGAATTTCTCCTAAGTTTGGGGTGTAGCGGGCCAGATACCGTCGCCGTGAATTAACTGCGAGTAAACACCGATATTGCTTTGTCACGCGTATAGGTTGCATCCCTATCACATTCCGCGCTTGACGCTGCCGCTCCAGCGTGTCCCTGCAGGGTCTAATCAGAATGGTGGTTCGTCGTCGTCATCATCGTCGTCGGGCATGTCTGGGTCGTCGTCATCTTCCAGATCATCGACCATTCTGCCATTCGGGCCGTCAAGTTCGTCGGCGTCAACGATCAAATCGTCATCGTCGTCATCCAAGTCGTCATCGTCCGCGACCTTGTTGGTTTGCTTACCAGCATACGGAATATACTGATCAACGACAGCACGGAACTTACCCTGGTAACTGTCCGGCTTGGCTACAATCTGAACCAAATGCTCGCCATTCGGCGAAGCGATAACATAACGACCAATCTTCTTGACGTGTAAGTCGGATTTGCTTCCGTCCTTGTTGGCTTCACGCTTCGCATTCGGGCCGTTCGGCGGCCAAAATGCTTTCTCCACAGCATCCTTAGCCGATTTGCTGCCATCGGTCAACGCGTGAAGAAACGCATTGACATAACCGCGTCCAGACTCGATGATATTCAATCCATCCCAAATCGGGTGACCGATATACTCAGACGCATCCTCAGGCCCGACAACTTCCAACAAAACAGAAATGCGTGGCTTATTGTGGTTTTCACCTTCCTTACTGATCTTGCCGATAGTCATGCGCTTGATCTTAGCAACATAACTACCCTTCGGCAAATCTGGGCCGCTATACCCCATTCCCTGTTGAGGCGCAACACCTTTGCCGTCTACGTCCCACTTTACCTTCATTCGTCACTCCCTACACTGGCCAAATTAACCACATTACTTTCTTCATCTTCTGACTCTGCCGCTTTCCTACGCACTACCGTATTTGCCTTCTTCTCAGGCACAACTCGGCCTGGTTGCGGCGTAGGCTTTGGGCCATTCTCAAGAATCTCACGAACTTCCTTGAGAGACAGATTCACGGTCTTAGGCTCAAGACAACGCGTCCTGTCCTTAGCCATAACACTCTTGCTACCAGCCCATTGGATCTGGCGGTACTCAACCACTTTACGCTCACCTTGAGCATCTTCCTCAGTGCGTCGGCGAACACGCATGTTGCCGAAACTGGTCATCCAGCTAGCCACTTTCTTAGCGTACTGGGTGCCTTTACCTTGGAGCATAGGCAAAACCACTTTCTCGCCCTCTTCATCTTCTTCATCCTGCTGTAGAGCAGTGTACAGGACGTTAACTGGCAAAGCGTTAAACAGTTTCACCATACGCTCGAACTTGTTGTAGTAAGGCACCCAGTCGCCGATCAACGGCAAATCTGGATCCCTGGCGGGGTTCAACTTCAAACCCTCAGACAAGACCTTTTGCATGCACATTGCTTGCATCTCAGTCAAAGAGTCAAGACAAAGCCAATTGAATGGAATTTCGTCCAAGTCCTCAAGCCAGGTGAAGGCAGAACCTATGTCATCCCAACGTTCGACTTTCCACTTTTTAGCAGAGCTGCCGAATCGCTTAGCCGAAAGTGTGCCGTTGTCTTCCGGTGCGATAAACAAGACGTCATCATCGCTACCGGCGAACACGGTCTTGCCTACGCCTGAGTCGCCATAGACAAGCAAATTGACATATTCGTCCTCATCTTGAAGACCAATGATATTACCTGGTAAGCTGCTCACAAAAACATCCTTTCATGATGTGGCTTCTCATCCATACTGCCGATATATGCTGCTAGTTCATCCACCATCCTTACAATATTGTCAGCGTCTGCTTTGGAAATGCGTCTGAGCGCCGCAAGTCTAAGGGCTCGTGTTTTGATTATGTTCAGCTCATTTGGAGCCTTGTCTTTAAGTCTGGCTACCACTTTCACATTCCCGTGATCGCGCCATTACGTACACTCTTTTCATCGTGATCACCATACGGGTCGTGCGTCTTGTACACCGTCTCTTTGAAGTATGTGGCGTCACCGCCAGCTTCATCGAGTTCGCACAAGTCAAAGAATGGGCAGAAGTAGCAATCCTTCTGGGTAGCCTTCAGAATCGGTAGCTTACCCGTTCGTAGGTCGTTCATTAGGCGCGCTTCTTCGCTGATACGAACGATTGTACGCTGACGTTCCTTCGGGGTACGCCCCACGAAATGCCTCATAAATAACGGGTTATCTGTCGGCTCGCCATACACTTTGATGCCTTTATCCTCGCACATTTCTGCTAAGCTGGCCTTGAGCACTTTCTTTAGCAGATCCCGATTACCACCGGCTTTGACCAAAGCGTCAAGATAATCATCCTTCAAAGGTGCTTTGTAGGCGTGTCCTTTTCTGATAAAGTTGTACTCAATTCCCTTGACTGACTCGTCTTGCCCGATAAGCCCTTGTTCTCTGAGAGCGTGGGTTGCGACGGCAATATATCCACTCGCTTGAGTATCAAGAGTGAGGTGTTCTGTTCTAATCGCCGCTGCCGTCTTGTGGTCCACCATTTTGATCTTTCCATCGTTAAGATCACGCAAGCAAAGATCAAATACGCCAACAAAATTAACAATAGGACGATACCCGCGCCTACCCTGCTCAGATCTAATAGGTTTGTATCTGACATCCGGTATGACCACGCTGAATTTACGTTCGGCGTCAAGCACGTCCCAGTGCTCATCGCCGCCATATCGCATAACATATTCCTCCATCAACTCAACACCGAGTTCGTGGAAATCTTCCCACTTGTTTATCTGCTCATCATTTACAACTTCTTGAGTCTTGATGCTACGGACCATGTCTTTGGCCCAATCATCGTATGTATCGGCGGGGTGTGGACCGCGTACAGTGCCTGGGCGGTAATAGTTCTCCAGCGCCAAGTGTATGCCTGTACCAAACTCCGCCGCGTCTTGGAACTTTGGCGATCTGGGTGTCAGCTTCTCAACATAGCCCCAATACCACATCTGTGGGCATCGCATGAAAGCGTTACGTTCGGACGACCGCAGCTTTGGCAAAAGCAACTTATCTGCTTCATCTTTAAGTACGCTCATGGTGCCTCCCAACCTTCACCAAAGTAATTCTGGATTTTTCCTCCATGAAGCGGAGACCAATGCGTCCAACCAGGCAAGAAGTCGTCGTGAATTTGACGCCACTTATATGCCAATTTTGTCGGAGTACGCGCCGAAGCATAGCCTTCAAATTTTTCCGCAATTTTCTCTACCGCATCTTTGGTGGCATCGCCTTTTGCACCATCAACTTCACCTTTAGAAATAGCTTGCTCAAGAGCCTTGACGCCGCCTTCAGCGAATCTGGGGGCGAATGATATAGACTTTGCACCAAGATGTATAAACCAAGGATAGCCAGCCATGATGCCTCGAATGACAAAATCAGCATCATCACCACACTTAAGTTCTTCATCGAAGTTGCCTATCTCTAAGCTGTTCTGGATATTCAATGCGAACATGCGAACAATACAGTTTGGGGCGATGATAACATCTTCACGATTTTTGCCCTTGATGCCGAGCATAAGGTCTAGATATGAGTAGTATGCCGTTGCACCAACCACGAGTGGATCTTCCGCCAACCATACCAAACGATCCATACCGCTAACGGGTTTAATGTCATCATCAGAACAAATGATAGATTCAAATTCGTCATTTGCAGCATGACGAATACATTGAGCGCGACTAAAGCCCACCCCAAGATTGCGGTCAGGCAAGCTAATAGTACGAGCAAACTCGCCTGCGTTAGCTTTAGAGATTTCAAAATCGTAATTGTCTTGTTCATCAGGCTCAACCATGAAGATAACATCAAACATCTCCTCATCCCACGCCTTAACGAGTTTAGGCACATTTGCCCATCTACTACGCGATGGTATGTAGACACGCGGATTTGTCACTTAATCGGCTCCACACTAGGTAGGCTATGCCTATTCAACATTTGTATCTCGCAAAGCTGCTTATCGTCTAGCGTTCGATTATATACAACATCCACGCGCCAGAATGTTTTGCCAGGCAACAGTTCGACTTGATTGCCCTCTTTGGCCGCCCTGGCATCAATCCAAGCTTGAGTCTCTTGCGTGCCGCACGATAGACGGCACTGCTGCATCTTCACTTTTGTATCATCCTTATCGCTACGTCTTGACCTATGATATTGTAAGCTACATATTGCCAGCCAACCACATCCCACTCCATTAATGCTGAGTGCTCGCCGCGCCCTGGAATAGACCACCCAGGCCAATTAAAATACTCGTCAAAAAGGATGACGCTTCGATTTTTGAGGTACTTGCCGACAAATTCGAGGACTGTGCAAGCTGAGCTGTACAAGTCCGAATCAACGTGGACAAATGCGATGCCTTCTGCAACAAGGCGATCTGCGTACTCTCGTTCAAATACTGGGATGCTTTCACCAAACAATCCACGGTGGAGCGTAACTCCTTCGCGCTCTGCCAAAGTGTTAGCCACCATACCAGCGTTGCTAAATGTTCCTTTGGGCAGACCCGAACGCCAATGCTCAGGCAAACCTTTGAAACTGTCAAAGCCATGAACTGGCCGACGTTTGGCAATCTTTTTGAGAGTGCCTCCAAATCCAACGCCAAACTCAAGGCACAATCCGTTATTCGGACTCTTGTCGATACACCAATCGAGAAGTTCATCTTTGCCTTCAATTTGCTCAGCTTTGCTAAGTTGTTCGTTGTCCATTATGTATTGGGCGGTATCGCGGCAAGCTAAGCTTTCCAACATATCTTTGATGTTGTACTTGGTTTCTTCTCGGTCAGGCACGCCGACCACCTTCGGCTAATTCTCTAGCCCATTCAATATGCTCTTGTCCCAAGAGGCTAGTACGGGCGCGACTATAACGCCACGCCCGCACTAGCTTCATCCCCAACAACCTGGCGGGGAGCGCCAGGAAGATTTGCCACATCAGATGTACTTCCGTAACACCTTGGCGTGTCGCATAGCGAAGCCTACGTGACTGCGAGCATATTGGGCAGCGTAGTAACTACGGCCCAGCTCAAGCGCCATATCGAGAGTGGTCTTGTCTTTGTTAATCATCTGGCAAAGTTTACCAACGTCCGTGTCATCCCATGGCTGCCCATGGTTGTACGCATTTGCGAGTGTTTTGTCATTAAGTTGGGCAACATAACTGCGCCCACTTCGCTTATTACGCTCTGCTTGTATCGAAACCACTTTGCGTTTGGCAGACATTTATTTACTCCTAGTTGGTTCCCGGCCAAGGGTTTTGCGGATAACGGGCGGCCAGACTTTCCTCCGCTGGCTAGGCACATAGACTTTCCCGCTATCCTGAAAGACACTGGGGCACTCGACGCCAAGCCCTTGTTTGGACGCCATCCCAGCCAAGCACTAGCCGGGACTTTAAGTGGTGCTTCCCCAGTATCTTTCAGGACACCCGCCAGGATCACTGGCGGGGCCTGAGTTACCATACATAGCCCGGTTTCAGGTAACATCCGGGTGTCTTAGAAGCTAGCCGCAGATTGAGCAGGCTCATCGCCACGTCGGCGAAGTCGCTTCCGACCAGACTCCTGCGTACCATTCTCGGTACTAGTAGAAGTGCTGTCATCACCATCAGCACCGGTGTTTCCGGCAACCTTAGCAGAACGCTCAGCACGCTCAGTTTCCTTGGCCTCACGCTTTGCTTCGCGCTCTTGGCGCTTCTGCTCACGTTCGGTTTCAGCAGCTGTACGCTTCTCTTCAGCAGCCTTACGTCGTTCCTCGCGCTCAGTTTCCTTTTTGGCGCGTTCGGCCTCACGTTCCTGGCGCTTTGATTCGCGCTCAACCTCCTTGGCTTTGCGCTCTTCATCCTTCTTAGCCTTGTCAGCCTCGCGAGCAGCACGCTTCTCTTCGCGCTCTTTCTCCTTGGCAGCACGCTTCTCTTCTGCTTCGGCTTTGCCGGCCTCGCGAGCAGCCTCGCGGTCCTGCTTTACCTTTTCGCGGTACGCCTGGAGTTCAGCGTGACGCTCATCAGACCGCTGCCACTCGCCGTGGTAAGTAAAGCTAGCTGCAACAGCCGCATCAGTGATGTCGAAATTTTTCTGTTCCCGAATGTACTTGGCCAGCGACCGCTGGGCCTCTGTGGGGTTATCGGGACCACTCTTACGGGAAGTGGTCTCGGTAGTTACTGCTTCGGTCATTCTGGCTCCTAACCCTATTCGATTCGACCGATACCCTTACGAACGTACCCCATATCCAGGCGAAACGGTAGCGGAAATAGTAAGTTTTCAGAGGTTTTTTGAAGGTTATGAGGTGTCATCACGCCTATTCGTTATGCGCCTTCGACGCCGCATTGAGTGTACTTTAGCAGATTCGCCGCCATCGAACCGAGCAGTTCGTCTGCCTGCTTGCATCATGCGCAATCTTACCGTCCTGCGATGTTCTTCCAACTCTTCCAGATTCACAACTCTGGTCATAAACTTGGCCACAAGCTCTGGACTGGCCGCAACTCTGTCTGCTTTACTGGCTCGGTATGTGACTGTGGCGGCGCACCAGCCGGACAGAAGTCCGACCAGTACGCCGCCAATAGCCACAAGCGTGGTGATCACGTAACCAGCGATCTGGTGAACTCTACTCCACGTTCACCGTCGATGATTGACCTAATGCTGTACTCCCTTCCAAGGTTAGCACGGGCAATCGACTCTTCAATTGTTCCGCGACTAAACACTTTCCAGATTGTTACTTGGTGCATACGAGATAGCCGATGCAGGCGGTCCTCCAACTGCTCCTGGTCGCTTGTAGACCAAGTCTCATCGAGAATAACCAGCTCATCGGCCGCATCTAGCGTAAGGCTAACGCCACCCGCAGTCGTAGTCAGAAGCAACACTCTCGTGTGATCTTCTGGCTCGTTTTGCCACATCTCTTTGATTAGTTCGCGGTCTTTGTCTGACGTGCTACCGGTGAATTTGTATGAGCGTATGCCCAATTCACCAAGACCGTGAGCGAAACAGGCAATCAACTGCGAGAACTGCGAAGCCACAACGACCTTTGGCGCGCTAGCGTCACGGTCTTTGCTTATGCCACGCTCATCCAGAAACTCTACCAGCCAGTCAAACTTATTGCTCGGTAGAGTCGGGACGTATCTGTCACCAATCATCTTGCCATAACTACCCGCAAACTGCTTGAGTCGCGTTAACTCGGCTAAGATACCATTTACCAAAAGGTCGCCACCCTCCAAGTGAGCCGCTGCTTGCTTTTGAATCTGTTCGTAAGCTTTCGCTTGCTTTGGATCCATATTCAACCAGACAGCTACTGGATTGTTTGGGCCTTCGGGTAATCCGGTATCAAGAGGCCACCCACCATATTGCTTAGGTGGCAAATCCTCCGCCACCTCTTGCTTAGTGCGGCGGATCATGACAGATTTAGCCTCAGCATACATTCCATCGCGGTCAACCATTCGGCCAATTTCGGTTCCCCAGCCGCTATTCATCACATCGAAGTGTTTCTCACACCACCGCCAGAAACTGCGGAATAAGTCGGGGCGCAACCAGTTTAGCTGGCCCCACAGATATTCCTCTTTGCCTCTGAATGGTGTTCCCGATAACGCCAATTTCAGGCCGTCCTTGCGGACATCTAACGCGCCAAGTCCTTGCTTTTGCGCTGGCCATTTCTTTTTGTTACCAGTACCACCAGCTAACGTCTGGTGCGACTCGTCAACGATGATAGCAGACCACTTCCACTTAAACAGTTCGCCAACAGCCTCTTGAACGGGGGTTAATACTTTCTGCCCTTTATCATACAGGTAATTGCCGTAATTATCAGTTTCGGCTCTAACCCGCACGTAATTTGGGGAAGTTATCAACCACACTCGCTCATTCTCTGAATTATCGACCGTATATGACGCAGCCGAATACACCCAATCATCACGTTCGTTTTTGGGTATATGCGCACCAAGGACATACACGAGGTCATTCGGCACCCAGCGGGCTAATTCCTGCGGCCAAGTCAGCTTCGCAGCTGCCTTAGGCGCGACTACTAGAATTGTCCCTGTAATACCAGACTCGATAATCGCAGCGATAGACTGTACTGTCTTTCCCAAACCTGGCTGATCGGCAATCAAGCACACCTTGTTTCGTGCCGCGAATGCCGCGCCTACGGTTTGGAACGGTCGGCTAGACACAGCCTCCCAAATAGCTGGGTAACCCTCTCTGACTGCCGGCAGATCCACCAATTCCATAGATTGTACATCTGGTATGGTGTCCTGCCTAGCACGCTCAACTTCAGCCCACTCGCGTAGGCTTTTGCCAAGCTTCAAGTCAGCACCGAACTTATCGGCTATCTGCCTTGCTCCAGTACACGTATCCCAATGAACTGGGAACAGCCACCGTTTGTTCTCCTTGTCCCAACGAGCAGGACCAGGCAACTCGGTTTTGAGAGCCTTGATTACATCCTCATCATAATGAGTCTTGATGTAAATCTTAGACCGATCCTCCAGCAGATTCATAACCCACAGTTTTGGCATCAGCCTACGCTCACAATCCTGTTGATATACACTGATCTGAAACCGTATGTATCAGACTCCATGTGTTCCTTGCCCCAACGTGACATAACACGCGCAGGTATCGGATACACGAAATTGATATAATCATTGCCATTCCGACACACACTAAAGTGGTTCGGCTT